CACGTCTCCATTCTTACCTTCTGAGAACAACTTGAACACCTCAGGACAATCCAGAGGGATGTTGTATATGTCAATGTCTTCACCGTAGTTCTCCCTGACTAGTCGGATGATATTCTTGAACTTGTCCAACTGAGAGATACCTAAAAGGTCTTCCTTTAAGAATCCTGCTTTCTCAAGGTAAACACCTTCCCACTCTGACACTAACATCTTCTGGCCTTTCACTTCACCTTTCCGAATAGGGAGAGTGGTGAAAATGGAATATCCTTCTGGGAGTAGTAACGTGGCACAGGCGTGTACTGATTTTGACCTCGGTTGCGTGTGGCACAATTCCATGGCCTCAATGACACCAGGGTACTCCTCCACGTACTCTTTCAACTCTGGCATCTTCGATGCAGCCTTAAAGAAGAAAGCCCAGGGCTTTTTAAAACCACGACCGTCTGAGTTCTCATCCGATTCTGTCAGGACACCTGACAAGTATTCTACCGTTCCCGGTGATAGGTTATTCAACTTTGAGAAATCAATGAAGGCCTGCCTCAACTGTAATGATGAGTAGGTACCTACTGAGCAGAAACGGTCCTTCCCGTACTTCTCCTCTATGTAAGTCTTAATCTCTGCCTTCCTCTCTGCCTCGAAGTCACAGTCCACGTCAGGCAGTGACTTCCCTAAACGCCCTTCGTTCAAGAACCTCTCGAAAAGTAAACCGTATTCAAGTGGGTCTACTTGAACTAAACCGATTAAGTAAGAAACCAGGCATCCCGCTGCAGAACCACGTCCCAGTCCTACTAATATGTCATTCTTCTTGCAGAAATTCGCAACGTCCCACAAGATCAAGAAGTAATCAATGAACCCCCCTTTCTGGATTACCTTCATCTCAGTGTCTAACCGATCCAAGTACTGATCAACTTCTTTCCCCTTTTCTATCACCTTCTTTTCCAGACCCTCCTGAATCAATGCGTAGAATAGGTCTTCTGGAGTCTCATAAAGTTCTGCCTCATCAGGGTTCATCTGATACCTCGGTAGGTGGAATACTCCTGTAGGAATCTGGTAGTTACACTTTTCTGCCACTTCTTCAAGGTTGGCAATTGCCATCACCAGCATATCCTCCGCCCTCTCCCCCTTAATCAGCGGGTCCAATTCTTCCATGATCGTCAAGTCATCTTTGAAGAATTGGTTCACAGAAGCCTTCTCCCTGACCTTCAACAAAGAGTTAAGAATAGGCTTTATGATGTGATCATCAGCATCCAAGTAGTAGGCATCTGTTATGAGTATAGGCTGAATCCTACCATCTTTCATGTAGGCGAGGGTGTTGAGGAGGAAATCCTTGTCTGACTCATCGTTCGTGTACTCCACGCTATCCAACTGAAAGTAGCAACCGTCCTTGAAATAGTCCATGTACATCTCTACCCTGTCTTGATCGTAAGGGTATGACGCAGGAGGGAAAACGCAGACAAGTCCTTCTGTTAATTCAAGAAGGCGTTCTTCCGTGATATACTGAGAAGGATTATTAACGTTGATCTCACAGTTTACCAGCAACAAGTTCTCCCACCCCTTCTTACAAGTTGCGTAAAGTTTAAGGTCTACTAAGGTGTCATCATCAATTAACACCGTCACCGTTTCACCTAATATCGACTTAATACCTTCGTCTTGGCACGCTATCTGAAACGATATGGAACCGCCCAGGGTGTTCTTCTCACAGATACCCATCGTAGGTGTCTTCAAGAATTTACCCTTCAGGCACCAGTCTGAGTAGTCCCGACTACCGTTCTCTATCTCATACTCTCCATGCACGCCTAAAAATGGTAAGTTAGGGGTCGTCAAACTGCACTCACCTAAATATTTTAACGGTATAATCTCAACCTCTCTCAATTTTTTAACAGGGCAGTAATAGTATTTCCTTCCCCAAGGGAACATGACTCTATCGACCTCTTTCACCTGTATCTCTTCATCGAAGTCTAGGAGGAAGTGAAACTTCTCATCAAACATGAGTCCGTCCTTCTCCTGTATCAGTAGGTATTTCTTATCTCCAAACTGATACACGTTATCACCTAAATCAAGTGGTACCAGGTTGTTGTCCTCGCACCACTTCTCAAAACTAACGTACATACTCTATCGGGTCTTTCAGTTGATTCTTTTCAAACGCTTCCAGTCTTTCCCTGCAACTACCACATTCACCGCAGGACCGCCCTTCTGCATCGGGAGAATAGCAAGTATGGGTATTCTTAAGTACCCCTATTGACTCACCAGGCGTCAAGCCTAACTTCCACATACCTTCAGACCCCTTCTCTAAAACACCTGCCTTGTCAAGGTGATTAAAGGGCGCCTGATAATCAATCAAGTCAGAATCCCAGTTGGACACCTTGAAAGCGTGTTCACACGCTAGGCGTGATTCCTCAGTACAATCTGGGTAAATCGTGTGATCACCTGAGTGTAACCCTAAGAAGATAGTGACTGGACCTCTGTCAAGTTTCGCCCATGATAGTGCTTTCCCGTAAAGAATGGAAGCGAAGATCACGTTTCTATTCTCAACTACCGTTGACTTCATGTTCTCATCCTTGTAATTTCCTTTAGGGATTTCTGCACCATGAGAAGAAAGAGAAGAAACGGAGGTATCAAAGCAATCAGTCAAGTCTATCACTTGATGTGTCACTAAAAAGCCTTTCGATTGAAAAAGTTTAAAGTTCTCCTTCACCTTTTGCAACTCGATAGAATGCTTCTGCCCGTACTTGAATGAATAAGTTTTAACCATGTACCCTTCCGCTAGAAGGTGTAACAATAGGCAGGTTGAATCTAATCCACCTGACCAACTCAATATAGCTCTTTTCATAATATAGCCTCCGCTTCTTCTTCTGTCATAATTAAGTCCCCGTAAATTATCAAGGCTTGATCCAGTATGAAAAGCCGTTCTTGCTCATGATACCTACAGAGTAAATCAGTCAATACTTTCAAGTTCTTATTCTCCTCACCCGTGAATAACTCATACCAGGACTGCAACTTTATCAATGACATCAAATCGTCTTCTTGGTCTTCCAGGGTACGATCGTGGCAAGTACCCATCTTACACTTAATAGGTCCCCCTAACTCTGATGTCATATTTACCTTGTCTCGGTACTCTGCTTTCCCTAAGCACGTGTAGGAAAACTCCTTGAGGTCAAACTCTTTCAACTTCCGGACCTTATTCAACTCAAAACGGCAAGAAAAAGGTCGGTTCTCATGAATCACGCAACCACCACTGTGGTAACAATCACACCTCTTGCCCTCCGTGTTCTTATGAGTGTAAACTTCAGCCTTCTCCTTCCTATCAGTGTCAATCAACCGTCTCTCAAAAAGTAAAGAATTCCCTGGATCCGTCTTCTTCATCCTCTCATACTCTTTAGGGAGAAGGTCTAACGTGAAATCAAGGCAGCATCCACCACAGTGAAACGGGCAGGAGAAATGGGTAGTGAAAGAAGGAAGGACGACTAGCATATCTTCCTTCAATTCTTCCACGTATCCTCTTATTTTAGTAGTAGAATCCTTCTGATACATTACTGCCGTATAGTTCTAAGTGATAACTGATCAGGAGAAAGTAATCTCAAAGAAAGGAGGTTCAAGACAGAAATATCAGAAGCCCTCATAGGATTAATGTCTATACCACCCCTTCTCGTGTAACAAGCGAAAACGCCTAAATCTCTAGGATGGAACGTCTCAAGCAGTCTCATGTACACGGTTTCCACTATCTCTTCATGGAAATGGCACTCATTCCTCAAAGAGATGATGTACTTATACAATGAATCAAAAGTGGGCACATCTCCTCCTTTCATGTAGATGAAAAGGTCTCCCCAATCTGGTTGTCCAGTCACCTTGCACCTACTTCTAAGTGAAGTACTATGCACGAAGAAAGGCTCATTAGAAGGCTTTCTGTCAAGAAGGCCTGGATTCTCCTTTTCAAACTCATTGATAGTGACTTCTTTAGAGATCAAGTTCTCAAGAAGTGGGTACCTTGAATCACTTAAAAGGAGATTGCCCATGTTATAGCTCAACGGGAAAGCAGACACAACAACATGACACTCGAGTAATTTAGTGAGGTCATCTCTAACCACCTTAAAGACACTCATAGGTGAGACGAACATAGTTTGGTTAAGGGAGTTAAGGTACAGTTTCAAAGATTTGCTCTCAACGATATACTCAGAGGAGGCTGGGTAACAGATCTTCAAGATGAAATTCTGTGGTTTACCACAAGGGTCTAACCAAGAAACTTCATAGCAATGCCAGACATCCATCCCGAAAAACGGCATAGAAAAACGGGAGCCTATTATGTTCTTTCGGTTGTCTAACCTCGCTTCCTTTCTCAGCAGGGAAGGGTCATACACGAACTTATTTTCTACCTTCTTCCCTAAAACTCTATCATTATTTTCTCCTTGTGCTACCATAATTTATTCAATAAATGTTCTAAAAATCTTCATATTTTCACGTATAACAGCCAACTGTTCTGGACTCACGTTATCAGTCCACATGACATCCTTCACGGGTTTTGGAACCTTGCTATCTAAACCGTAACTACCGTAGGTAATGCCTTCTAAACCGTGCATGATAGGTGAAGAAGAATCCACGGACTTAATAGGCGTGCAATACCTGTAGTAGAGTAATTCTTGAGGCAACGCCAACCCTAAAAGGTGAATAGGAACGTTAGGATCGAAGAACCGTTCTCTCATTAAGAGGTTCAAGAACTGAACCCTACCGTACATCCAAGCGTGCTCTTTCGGTAACCAAATACCCTTCTGATTGAAATATTCAGAATAGGCTTCACAGTTAAAAGAGATAGCTATCTTATCACAATAGGGTAAGAGGCCCTTGTAACATTCCATCATGTCACCGAATGTCTTGCCTTGTACTACTCCTATTGAGGTTCTATCCAACTTGTAACCGGAACTGAGTTTCCTCCATTTCTCCACGTTTTCCAAAGTCCCTTCCATGTCATCAAGTACATCTGGTATGATGTACTCAGTAGGCCTCAGTTGAACAACCCATTCCAAGAACTTCTCCATGTCAAAAGCCTTGCCTAACTCAAAGATAGAGTTATCAAGTATAACGGTTCTACTCATGTTCAATGAATCAACGAAAAAATCGTAGTACTCTTTACCGTGAACAGGATCCTCAAACAGGTGAACTAAAGCGTAATCGTAATCAGTGCGCCTCCTCACCCAGTCCATAAGATGAAGAGGAGCTTCATGAGCGACTATCATTTCTTTAAGTCCTTTACTTGTTCTGACATTTTCTGCTGTGCCCGGATCAAGTCATAGGTGTATGTCGGGTCTGCTACTTTCAAGTTCACGATCTCTGACTTATCAAGTCCTAAATCCCATAGGTCAATGATGACACGTTTCTTTTGAGTACCGTTCTTCAAGATTTCCAACACCTGATCAATCTTCTTCTGTGACTGAACACTGAAAATAGCCTTCAGTTCCTCTTCAGTAGGTTGAGGGATAGCTGCCACCTTTCTCAGTGTAGCTTCTGCCTTTTTCTCCACTTTCGGTTTCTCTTCCACAGATTCTACCGGTTTCTCTGTCGGGTCTGCTATTTTCTTTTCTTTCTTTACCGATTCCTTAACTTTCGTTTTCTCTTTCTTGTCTGCCTTCTTTTCCTCATTTCTCTTCTTCAACTCCTTGGCGAGTTCCAAGAACCCTTCTACCTGTTCCTTCGTGAGGTCTTCCGTCTCCTTAGGATCATCACCCATCAAGTCCCCGGCCTTCAACTTAATATCATCATACTCACACTCACAGATTTCCTCGATCGCTTTATCAACGATTTCCACTGTCTTCGGGTCTAACTTCGTAGACTGTGATTCTTCCCCATTTTCCTCTTCCGGTGCGTCCTGATAAGTCTTCATCTCTTGAGCTTCACCCGGCATATCTGCAGGCTGTTCTTCCTTCACTTCCTCTGTTTCCCATTTTGAAACGTCCTGCCCTCTCTGTTTCAATACCTGGATTGCTACCTTTTTGTCTTCTTCACTAAACTGGTCTTTCTCAATCTTGAACTTAATCATGACGGTTGCCATTCTTTTAATAGTTGCCACTTCCATAACGATATTTCTTTAAAATTAATAACCTAAAAAATTCTTTATTAAACTCATCCTACTCTGCAAATCAGAAGGTAGGTATTTAATTGCAGTTCCTTCCTTCATGCCTTCAGGCAAAAACGAGCAAGTATAGGTGAATAGAGACTGGATGTCCTTCTGGAACTTCTCATTCATGGAACGGTCCTTCTCCTCAACCAAACCGAATGACGGTTCTAGGATGAAATAGGCGTCCATGAGTTGACTCTCTATTGCGTTCAGTTCCTCCACTAGTTTAATAGTCTCAAGACCTATCTTACCTTGTCTCCCTAGATACCTAGAATAAACTACCACGTCAAGTATCGAGCGATCACAGATAAGATGCTTCTTCTCGTTCCTGTTCTCAATAAGTCGAGTTAACTGACGTGTTGCGAAAAACACTTGAGACAAGGCGTCACCGTCCTCGTTGATTGACAAACCGTACTTCGCTGTGTCTTTGCCTGAGGCGTTGATGAAAGAGCAATCTTCCTTCAACTGAGGGTCTTCCATCATAGCCTTTACTAAGGTCGTTTTCCCCGTGCAATGCGTTCCTGATAATGATATGATCATCTGTTTTACTTATTAAAGGTTTACTACTGTTATGAACTGGCATTTTGCCCAAACTGTTAAATCATCACTCTTCATGTATTCTTCGTTTTGAGCGATTATCTCCTTCGCTTCCTGTTCCGTGATTTCCTTTCCTTCTAAGTAATACTTTTTCATGATCTTTAATCTTATCTATTTGACTTATTTTGATATACAAATATAAAAATTATATGTCTAACTGCAAAATTTTTCACTACTATTTTTCAAAAAATTTTACCTTTCATCACCTGATCCTTGCAGTTGATCTCGGTTGATTCTATCTTGAATCTTATCCAAACTTATGTCCATAATCTCAGATAGTGAAGATCCTAACTCATTAGCTATAGCAGTTAGATACCAAAGAATATCAGCAATTTCTGACTTCAATAAGTAAAGATTCTTAGGAGTTACATAACATCTATCATCCCTTACTATCTTCTTAAATTTATCACATAATTCTCCAGTTTCTCCAGTTAATCCTAAACACAAATAAGATAGTTTTGAAAAGAGAGGAGTCATCATTTCATCATCATAAAGAATAATTTCCAATGCTAATTTAGAATACTCTTGTGATAAATCATTTTCTCCCTCAGTTTCTCCCCTTAATTTTCTCATTAACCAAGCTTTCCTTAACTTACAACGAGTTTCTTCCCTTTTTGCTGGGTTTAATTCTCCTAGTCTCTTCCCCTTTTGAGATTCAGACATCTTTTCTCTAGATTTTTCAAAAACAGTTCTCTGTTCCATTTTTCTTCGAACCGAGAGTTTATTCCATGCCTTCTTATTTGACTCAGATATAGACTTCCTATATTCTTCAGTTCGTATTTTTTTCAGGTGTTTTTCTTTAACCTCTGTTCTTTTCATAGGATTTTTATCTCCTACTAATTTACCCTTATTAACTTCTGAAATTTTCTTTCTGGTTTCTTTACTATGATTTTTACCAGAAGTTCCTTTGCCTCCACCACATAAGTTTAAACACCAAGGATCATTTTTATAAAGCTCACCGATTAATTCTTCTTCTCCTTGAAGGAGTTCTTCTGAATTTTTGAAAAATCCTATAATTTCCTTTTTAAAATTTTCAATACCATGTTCTTTATAAAATCTATTTATAACTACTCCACTCCCCATATAGTTATCATCCAAGTTGAATGTTTCATGCTTTCCTAGATAATAGTAGGGTTTCTCGGGGAGTAGGCATGATATTTTATAGACATAATAAAATTTATTATTTTCCCCCACTGTAGGCTTCATTAAAAAATCCATCATATCAGCCCCCCTTTATCATTTGAAAGAATTCCTCCCTGGATTTATCCGTGTTATCAAGGAATGCTCCAGAAAGTTTACTAGTTTTCATCACTGAATGATGCTCAATACCTCTTAATGAGACACAAGTATGGTTCGCCTCAATGAAAATGGCTATACCTTGATTGTTAGGGAGGATCTTTTGTAGATAGTCATGGATTTGCTGTGTCAATTGTTCTTGCAACTGAGGACGTCTTGAAAACCAGTCTACTATACGGTTCAACTTCGATAAGCCTATCACTTCACCTTGAGGGATGTAAGCTATGTATGCCTTACCGAAGAAAGGCATCATGTGGTGAGAACAAAGTGATTTCACGTCAATATCACCCTCAAACACGATTCCCGTGTAATCAGAGGGGAAAGTAGTAATCTTAGGTTCTTTAAGATAAGTACCCTTACACGTTTCCTTCATTAGCATTTTCACTACCCTCCTGGGAGTGTCTTCCATGTTGGGGTCTTCACGCAAGTCATACCCTAAGGCACAAAGAAATTCTTTATAGCAGTCCTCTGCTTGTTGTCTCCTTATTTCCATTTCCTCGTCATCCATCTCACCGTTGAATGACTGGCCTGATTTTATAAACTTCATAATTATACTCCTGTTTTAGTATCCCATACTGTAACTTGCAATCTATCGGTGAAATTCACGCCTTTCTTAATCGCCAAGTTAATCACCATTTCTCTCTTTTTCTCCAATTCTTCCCTGGTCGCTGCCTCCGGCATCAAGTAAACACGACTAGGATGCTTAATAAACTTCATGAAAGTTTCTTCTACCTCTTCCCAGTCTTCTTCTTTGTCTATGACAAACTTAAAGTAAGAATCTTTATGACTACTAATCTTACTTATTGCATAAAGATTCATTCTTATTTCCTTGTCCACCCCTGAATTACTCAATTTAGGTGAGCAATTTATCGTGTCAACAAGTGTCATCATGAGAGCGGAAGGGACGATCGTTCCCTCTGTTTCAAGTTCTATGAAAGGTAAAAAACCGTACCTACTATGAAAGTCCTTAAGAAAAACTTCTAGACTACTCATTTGTAAGAGGGGATTTCCTCCCGTGATAACTAGATGTTCACCTCCCTTAAACGCCTCAATAGCTCCTCCTTCCTCAAGAAGTGAGAATATCTCCCTAAAAGAATACTTCTGTGATTTCTTCCAGATCAACTTCGAATCACAGAAAGAGCAATTCACGTTGCATCCTGCAAGTCGTAAGAAGGTTGCGGGATGTCCTATCCACCGTCCTTCTCCTTGAATTGTTTCACGAAACAGTTCAGACACTTCTAAGTACCTTCCTTGTGAAGGTGTAACACCTTCTGAAGGCACTTGTCCTGGTTTTATCAATCTCAATGACATAATCAATCTAATTTTACTTGTTGTTCTGCTTCTGGCATATAATATTTCTTACCTTCCATGATCTCCTGGATAAGGTCACGATCTCCCCATGATTCTTCTATAATAGAAGAAGAAGGCACGAACCTTTTAAGAAGTCCTTGAGGATCATTGTACCCTTGAACGTCAAAAGAATCTGCTTCTGCCCATCCAGTCTCTGTCTCCCATACCCTCACTGATTTCAGCCTTACCATCTTTTCTCCATTCTTGAACACCGTGTTTTTCAATACAGAATCAATAAGCATAAAAAGTAGGATGCTAAGGCTTTCTGCTGAAGGTGTGAAAGGCATCATGATCACACGTTCTGAAAACTTGGAAATTGCGTCAATATACTCCTGATTATCACGATCCCACACTAACGTTGAGTGATCGAAGGCATCTAAAATCATGCCTACTTCTCTTTTCAAGAGTCCGAAGTCAAGAACCATTCCGCCCCTATCAAGTCCTCGTGAGGTCAAGAACACTTCTACTTTAAAACTGTGACCGTGAATAGAATATTTACACCGTTCAGAGGAACAGTTCCGCACTATGTGGGCTGCCTCAAATTTGAATAATTTTCTTATTACCATTTGTCTCTCTTTTAGACTGTAAAAATATAAAAATTATATGTGATTTCAAAGAATTCTTGTAACTTTATTAAAAGAATAATATTTTTGCTCACCGCAAACTTCTACCAGTACCAAAGACTTACTTAAGTCCGTGTAAACAGTTCTACCCTTCTCAACGGACAAGTCATCCATGATAACAGAAACCTCTGATCCTCTACGGAAGTAGTTAATGATGTCAGTTTTCCTACGTTTCAGCCTGTCTTGATTATTCCTATAAATAAAATTAGGAAGTCCACACTCACCATAAATCTCACCGTGGAGTTTATCATGAAGTGTCACGGAAGAAAAAATGCTCTCAAAGTTATTCCTCATCGCAATGTCTATGATACACTTTTTCTTTCCTTCCATCTCCCTTTCCTTATAATACTTCTTGTCTCTCTCAGAAGGATAAATCTTATACCTCAATTCTGCAACGATGTACTCACGTTGCAAGTTCTCAAAAAATTCTTTAAAGGAGAGCTCCCTAGTTTTAAATTTACCGTTCATCTTTACTTCAAATTAGTAGTCGCTACTCTATTCACGAAATAATCAAAAGGATCCTTCAAGTTAGAGAACACTTCTTCAAAGTCTTCCAAGTTCATCTCCCCTGGATCCTTCATACCTTCTCTTTTATTCTTAGGATCTTTAAAGATAATAATTTCTCCGATTAATACCTCAAAAAATTTCGTCATTTTTAATGACGTTGATTTAACCTGTTGGATTGTCTCTGAATCGTAAAGGAGAATAATTTTCTGTACCCCTTTCTTAAAGATCTTCAGCATTTGCTCGTCTGATAACTTACACCCGAAGGTGAAACAGCATTTGACTTCCTTCTGATCGTTCAACCCTAGAACCTTATCCGTGTTCGCCTTGTCCATGATGCCTTCTACTAGGATAACGGTAACGGTCTCCCCCTCTACTATCTCATCCAAGCCCCCTACTATCTTCTCAAACTCTGTCCCTTTCGAGTTGTCATACCTCAGTACTAACTTGCAAAGGCCCTTCTTCGCCTTTTCAAGGTTTTCTTTATGCCACTCCTTCGATTTTTTACTCCGTGAAAGGTAACCTACTAATCTTCCTTCTTCATATAGGAGGAAGGTAATCTTATCCTTCAATGTAGGCTCAATAGTGGTACCCACATGAAATTGCTCAAATTGAGAAGGTGTCCATCCTCTTCCTTCCAAGTACTCATCACTCGTGATCGGTTTAAAGCCTACTGGTTTGCCTATTTCTGGTAATTCTAAGTCCTTATCTTCAAGTCTTGATTCAACGAGGAAGTTTTCTAATTGATCTTTAAACGTGAAGTCCTCGTCTTCTGTCATCAGGAGCAAATCCATTCTCCCTATCTTTTTCAAGAACTTGAAGATTGATCCCTTCTGATCGCACCTCATGCAATGAAAACTCCCTGACCCACGATCATTCAAGTAAATACCGAACTTGTCTCCTCCTCCACCGCAGAACGGGCAGGAAAGATTCTTGTTGTTCATCCAGCCTTTCGCACCGAAAGGGCGAAGGTTAAACTCCTGAATCAGCCTTTCTCTACTTACCTTCATAGTCTTCTGGGTATAATTTTATCGTAGTACTTCTATCGTAGAACCTATCATGATCATAATTAGTGGCCATTCTTATCAGAGTATTACCACGATAATCCCTAGCTTTGTCAACGTATAGCCTGCCTAAATTCTTATTGTACTCATCACTACTGACGTTCCAGGTAAGAAAATAGGAGAAGGGGTCTACCAATCCTTTCGCCATTGCCACGTTGTGCCTGGTCATGTACCAATCTACCCTATTGAAATCTTGCGGTGATATGTCATTCACTTGTGAGGCTGTCGCTCCTGAACATTTCAACTCATTGCAGATATTTTTAAAGGCTCTCGCAGATGCCTCTCGCCTCAACTTTTCACCTTCCATTGACGCAGAATACCTCCTACCGTCTCCAGGGTCAAAAAGTTCCAAGTAGTCAAGTATGATTAGGTCAGGCAAAGACCCGTACATCTTAAGGAAATCAAGTGCCCAGTTTCTAACGTCCTTCATCGAAGCTGTCCCGAACTCCTCATAAGCATGGACCTTGATCATACCTCCTCTCTGTCTAATATCCTTAATCACTTTATCCAGCTTCTTCATCATCCCAGGGTCAATAGACCCATTCCTGAGATCTCTCTTTAACAAGGCAGTCCAGGTTGCGTCATACCCTAACATACATTCTTGAGCTGTTCCTTCCGCCTGAATGTGTAAGACCTTATAACCGAACCTTGCCGCTGACACACCCCTCCACCTTAGATACTTCGTCTTTCCTGATCCTGACCTACCTAGAAAACAGTCTATCTCCCCTATATCAGGACAAGAACCTCCGTGTGTCAATCTATCTAAAAGGTCTATACCGAAGGGTATCTTCCTTATCTTATTGTCAGAATCCTGAGATTTAATGAATCTCTCTTCATCTCTCTCATAGAAACCTTCAAAGACATCCTGCAGGTAAGAAGAATCATTTTTAACAGAGAAATTGACTATCTCTTGTGATTCTTTGGCCTGAAGTTCTATCGCTCCTTTCTGGTCTCCGTTGTTGTACATTTCCGCTATGTCAGAGTACAACTTCTGAAACCTTACCCTCTTTATGTACTCCTCCAAGGTGCCTAACACCTCTTCCTTATCCGGTATCTTCATGTTGACAACACGGTCAAGGATCTCATATACCTCAGGTTTCTGGTTGTTCTGTGTCAACATACCGATAGAAGGGAGTTTACCAGTACTACCGAAATACTCCTTGATTGCCTTAAGTATTATCTTATACCCCTTCATGTCAACAGGGATATAACTATACTCTAAATGCGTGCAGACAACCTCACAAATATCTTTTTTAAGTAGGCATAACTTGAAAACTTCGTCCAAGAAATGCGAAGAAAATTGCTCGTAATTTTGTGCCATTTTACCGATTTTAACTACCTACTGTACTTATTCTAAACGTGTTGTTAATATATTTCAAGCCTTTGTTTGCGAAAAGGAAGGCCATTCCCGTGTCATCATGCTCTGATACTGATTCAAGAGTTCCTTTCGTGTCATCGAAAGCTATTGAGTTCAACTCAGAGCAGAGAAGGTTCGTTTTCTCTATTGAGTTCTCATCACCACGGGGGAAACGGTAAATACCTCTCTCAAAAGTAACAGCCAAGGAAGGTAAACCTTCATATAGATCTTTCTTCGTGTGCGCAGTCGTTGTCTCTTGGATTATGTTCGTGATTCCCGCTTCTTGCGCCAACTCAGACATCACCCTTTGGAACCCGTTCACTTCCATGATGATGTTATCAGGCATGAAGGCAGAGTTTAACCTTTGCAAAGTAGCTATCTGCTCATTATACGATGCACCGTGAAGCCTGGTCAAGTTCATCAAGTGGATTAACCCTAAAGAGTCTTGCCCCAAAACGATCATAACGGTATAGTCCGCCCCCGTGTTCGCTGATAGGGCAAGGTCAACACCTATTGATACCTTCACCATGGGAACGGGATAAGACATACGGTTTTCTACCAACCTGAAATCCTTCATGTTGATGAAGGCCTTATTTAAAATTTCCCACGGGAAAATAGAAGTACTGTCTGAGATCGGCCTCACCAAGATTTCTCTTGAGAAAATCATTGATCCCAGAGAAATTCTCTTATTCTTCAAAGCCTCGAAGTCATACCTATTCCTCCAAAGGAGATGACCGTCAGGGAAAACAGCTGGATACTCAAAAACTGCCCACTGGGGGTCTTCTTTAAGTGTTGCGTAAAGGTCTTTCTCATGGAAAGGAGTTCCTACTACCAGACATTGTCCTTGTGGTAGGAGCATATTCATCACCTCAGCGTTAAACACCTCAACGAACTTATCCCTCTGCTCTTTTGAGTACATCGCTGACTTGTCCAAGAAATCATCACAGATAATCCAACCCGGGTGGGGTCCACGGTTTGAAGTACGGAAAGAAGACAAGGTCATTTCTGCCCCGTTCTTACATACTAACGATTCAGACCCCCATCCTGAAGTGTTATACCCAGGAAATAGTCTCTCACGAAGTATAGGGTTCTGCTCGGCTTCCTCCCTCACCTTCTTAATTAACTTCTTCGCCAGTTTGTACTCATTCGTGATAAGCATACCTTCTTTATAGAACTTAATATCAGATGGATACGACCTTAAAGCCGTATCACGATGATACCTATACAATCTCCACAAAGGGTAAGCGAAGGAGCATGAAAATGACTTAGAATGGTCACGGGCAGCGATCAAGCAAAGTAGCCTATACAACTGAATCATGGAAAACCACTCCACGTTGTGCCAGTTCATCTCAAACTCCGTTAAGACAGAATGCACGAAGTAATTTAAGTTTTCCTCCCTAAGGAATTCCTCAAACCCTGATTGTATGGCTGGAAAATCAGTTAGAAGGGATTTCCCTTCATACTTCTTTAAGTTAATAACGTTGAACGTTTCCTCCATCATCACGTCCAGCAACGCCTCTGTATCACTACCATACCCCTTTAACAACTCCTCCAAGCACTTGTCATCAAGGGTATTTATCATTTGCCTTTGCTGATCAAGTAGTATCTCGGTTTCTGTTAAAGTCAAAGAATTTAAGAAATCCATACGTGTACTACTCCTTTCTAAAATCCATAACTGAATCCTGTCCTAAACCGCTGTTTTTCTTCTTTCTGGCCTATCCCACCTTTACCCCTCAAGTTCTCCAAGAAATACCTCACCAACTTATGGTTCGCCCTAGTATCAAACAAGGCCCGGTGAGCGTTAGTAAGGTCAATACCAACCTCCGTGAGACAGTCCCCTAACGTGTATCCTGATAGGTTAGAAAAGGTCTGGCGTGCCCACTTCATCGTGTCTATGGTGAAATCCAAGTTCGTGATTTTCTCAAGGTCTACTCCATGCAACGATAGGAAGTTGTCTAATATCGGGATGTCAAAGGCGTCTATGTTATGTCCCCCTAAGATCGGTTTCCTACTTGTCTTCCCGTCTTTGTAGAAATGCTTCTTGAAGAATGCCTCAACTTCTTTCGCCACGACATCAGAAGGTTTCCCTTGTTCTCGACACATTTCTAATGTTATGTGGGAAGCGTTTAACGCTGGTTGCTCATAGAACTTCTCTTCAACGTAAGGTATTATCATGGAAGTATACTCCTCCGTGTCGTTTAACTCAGGATCCATGACACAGATAGCAATCTCAGTGATAGGGGGTAGAGGTTTGTTCTTCGTGATCAGACCTCCTGTTTCCAAGTCAAACGTGGCGTAATTATTTTTCCAACTCATCTTCTTTCTTCTTTCTAACGATTAGTCTATACAACTTAACTCCTTGCACCGTTTCCAACTTAAAAGGCACGATGTCAATTGATCCTAAATACCTAGGCAAGTACCCACGTTTTATGTACGCCTGAACATCAGAAACCGTGAAGTCTTTACCGTTTACCTTCCTACCCTTAAACTCCTTATTCAAGAAGTCCCTTAAACCTGTCAAGGTATAGGAAGCCGTTTTCTCTTTTTTCTCCGTCATTTCCTTCTATTATTTTAATTTGATTATCCCTAATATAGCAAGCTTATCATTTATCAGCCTGAATACCTTATCACGTTCTTCCACGGTATCAAACTTGAAGACAGTGTTCGCATGAGTCACTAAGTGACTGTCTGACCTATTCATGAGTATCGTGTAATAATAATCTCCCGTTTCATAATCTATCTTTTCCTCTTTTTCCAACGAGGAGATTTTATGAGCCAAGTAGTAATTACCGCAAATCTCAATGTATTTAGTGACACTTTTAGGCCTCCTGCAAACTTCTTCCATCTCCTGCATTTCTTCTTCCCCTGTTCCCGTGTTCCACTCAAGCAATAGTTCCTCAAGTTCATTTTCTGGAAGTAAACCACGTGAGTAATCATCCAAAAAAGTAGGGATTGATTCGATACCTAATTTTAAAAATGCCAATCTCAATTCTTTAATTATCCCTGCGTTCATATAGACCCTTTCTCTTATTATACATTTCCTTACTTCCATGATCTAGGCAGTGGTGACATTCTGCACAATGCAATTTCACGTTTGCCTTTTCTAACCTTTTCTTCCCACCGTTCAAACTCTTCGCCTCAACGTGTGCGAACATGAAGGCGTGTGGTACTTCCCCCAAGTAGACACCACAATTAGTGCAGAAGTGTTCTCTTTCTTCCCATATTTCAAGGAACATTTCCCTCTCCCCTGTTGCCTTCGGTTTATAAACGTACCTTTTAGTCTTGACGGGTTTAGCCACCTGCCTTTCTCTGTAAACTTGAATCCTATCCTTCCCTCCATGATTTTTCTTATAAACACAATCAGGACAAAGTTGTAGCGTCTTGTTCTGAATGAATGTCTCTTTCCCGCAACCCTTACAGATTCCTTTCTCCATCCCTACACGTTTTACTAAATTTACACCTGTTACATGAAAGTGAATGAGGATCATACTTAGAATTCAATAGGCAGTTCACGTACCCTTCTTCCGTGTTGTAGAAACGTTTCCTTTCCTCTTCCCAAACTTCACTAAAATCTGCACCGAAATACTTCATAGGTCTCGCTATCTCCATCCTACCTAAAAAATCATCAACGAAGAAAGACCAATTTTCTCCCCTCTCTTCCCATCTTTTCAGTGCCTTCTCCCCGAAGATCCAAGAAGAAGGGTACTGTCCCCTCCGCCTGATGTGTTTCTTCTCTCCCCAATAGCAAAACTGAAACGAAACGTAATCCCAAGCAAACTGCTCACCTAGGGGGACTAGGTCCATTTTCTTACCCAGTCTCCTCAAGAATGAGTCAATATCTTTCTCGTTAAACTCAAGTTCATTGAAAGTAGACAATTTCCTCAAGAAAAACAAATACACTCGTTTTAATTCATCTTTCATGAGGCAAATATAATAATTATATTTCCAAGATCCAAATATAAATCTTATATTTTTTTCGCAACAAGTTCTCCCACCTCATTTATACTTAAATCCACGTCATAAGGGGAAATCGCTATTAACTGACCGTCTGCGTTCACGTCAAAGACATAATCGTCCTTTTCAGCCCGTGTGTTGATGACAAGTTCTCCTTGTCCCGTGTCAAGGTACTCTACTACCTTCGTGTCTTCTTGCGTGATAACTGGCTGAATAGAGAACCCGTCTAAAGGATCGACTATACTCGTCATCACTCCATTCTTCTCCTTCACGACAAAGTTGGAATGCAAAAGAAATTCTCTACTCTGTGGCATAATCAAATCAATTCAAAATCAATACACATTTTCACCACTTCCTCAGTAGGAAGCTTATCATTTAAATGCTCATACAAGAAGTCACACTGAGTTCTTTTCTGTAAGTACTCTGAATCAGCGTTCAAAGTTCTCTCTACCCAGATACCGTACATTTCTCCAGGTTTCATGTTAGGAATGGATATTGCCTCTTCTTCTCCTGTAACATCGTAGAACTCAGAATAAACAGGCTTAGACGAAGGAGAAACGATATTCTCCATCTGACCGTTAGAAGTCAGTTTAACTACTCCTATCCTAAATTTCCCGTAATCGTTAGGATCCTGTTCCATCCACAACTTAACCTGATCTGCTTCTTGATCGAAAGTGTTTTTCAGTATCAAACCGATATATTGCGGGACATTGTTCTGAATCGTGTACTCCGTGATTTCAGAGAACAGGTTATCAAACGACTCGTTAGGCACGGGAGAACTTGAGCAGAACCCACCCAGTGATAGAGTGGGTTTCTGTTGAGGATCGCCCTCTTTTGAAATAACAGTATAGTAAAGTCTCATAGTTTATTATATTACCTCTCCATTAATGGTATCAAGCTTTCTTCCTATCTCTCCGATCTGATCACTCAATTCCCCTACTTCGTCTCTTAAGGTGTTGACATTTTGGTTTAACTGAGTGAAATTTTGGTCTAGTTGTGACACCTTCTGATTCATTTGAGAGATATTCTCTGTCACGTACTGTTTCAGTTCTGGGATAGGCAGGGTCGTTTTAACGGTTGACCCGGTAATGTTCGTGATTACAAGTTCTCCCGTGTCCTCTATGTACTCAACCTTCTTCACTCCTGACGCTTCAGACGCAATGATCAGTCTAGAATCCCCATTCTGACTAGGGGTAAAAGTAGGAGTAGATCCTGACCACGTGATAGTTCCTATCTGAAATTGTGTTGTCTCATTGAACGGTTGAGAAGAGGTAACCAACTTATAAGAATTATACAAGTAAGGTAACCCTGAAGAAATAACGTAGGGTGAGAAAGTTCCTACTACACCGAAATTCACGTTAGCAATGTTAGTGACATTCTCTCCTACTACCGTCATTGAAGTATCACTTGAGACGTTCCCTATCCCGAAAATTCTATCCGTACCATCAAGTAGTATCAACCGGTTCGCCTTATCTCCCGTCCTAAAAATCTTCGTGAACTCGGTTCCTACTCCACTCACCGTACCGTCAGAAAGTATGGAGATAGTCCCTTCTTCCACTGATTCTGCCATGAATTCCAAACCCACGTAAATAGTAGTAGGGGCAGTGAATCCTAGTGGTGCTGTCTTTTGCCTATTGAAGAATAAGATCCTCTCTTGCGTGTCAAAACCGAAAATTCCTTTCTGACCGTTCAAGGTTATCGTTTTCCTCGTGTTATCTATAGTTAGGTTCCACTTCTGGAATACCTCAAACAAACCTTTGGAACCGAACTTCTTCAGGATAGAGAGTGTGTTCCCTTGCATGAAGTCCTGTTGCCTATCGAGTTCCTCTTTACCCAGGAATAACCCCTCCTGGAAGTCCAAATTACCATTTTTCATACTATTGTCAAATTTAAGTTCATTGAGTACGGGATCAGAGTTTCTTTGATAATCTTCTCGATCTCCTCATCCGTGTACCTCAAACTCTTTTTCTCCACTACTAAAAGCATTTCTTCCCTGTACACCATGAAGAAATCCATGTTCACTAATACCCTATACTTGTAGTTCCATAAATACATATCCTTATCACATGATACGATAGGGAGCATCTTTATGTAACTATCATTGTCAAACTGCATATTCTTCCCTATCCCGATATTGAAATCAGGTTTAAAATTCTCCACGTCTTCACCGAACACGTAAGAATCAATCTCATACACCCCAGCCTTAGGAAGGGTGATCGTTTTGCTCTCCGTGAAGAATTTAGTAGTGGAAACGTTGATACTATCGAAGAACTTCACTCCTAACTTCACCTTAGTGTTCGGTTGGGTCGTGACAATACAGGTGGTCATCTTATACGACAACTTAGAATTCACTAAAACTGCCTTGTCTATGTTCTCATGATTAACGTCTCCTAAACCGTTGTCCATGCCCACGGACCCTAAAAACTTGAAGGCGGGTACTTGTTTCCCTTTCACCTCTACAGGGAGGTATGAGACAGTACCAGTGACGGGGTACAGACTAGGATCTGTGATACCTACTGTAGATTCATACGCCTTGATGAAGTTTATATCTACATCATTAACCCCGTACAAGGGACTCTTATAATCCACTATCCAGCCTTGTGATTCAGATGATAGAACCGCCTTGATGATGTCATCTTCCCAAGTTAGTCCCAAAAGCCTCATTAACTCACCTTTGATCAAGATGTCTCCTTGATAATTAGGAGGGAGTTCTCTATCCGTATCAAATATTGATAGGGAGCCTCTCTTCATGATCTCATCGTAATGGTAATTACAAAGGTAGAATAACTCTGCCAAGTCATTGTCTTCTGACGTGTAGATCCCCCTCTGCTCAACGTATTTCTTTAAAAGATCCGTATGATGCAGTATGTTTTCAAAAACCTTAGAATAAGTGCTATTCAAGGCGTACAAGTATATGACGCTCCACCAGAAATTAATGTAATCCTCATCATCCCAGTTCAAGTTCTGATCACGTTCTAAATACCTAGGCACAATTCCCCTCTTATATACCTTCTCAAGTATATTCATAGCGTACTTGATAGAATCTTGATTATGATAAGGGAAGTAGTTCTTATAGAACATCTTTTCATAAATCTTAGGTACTGCTGGCTTTTCATACATGAAAAGGAATTCCGCTGACTTAAAGTACAAGACTTGAGGAGATTTGCCTACTCTATGATACCTATATTCTATTAAGAACACGTGGTTCTTCTTTACTTCCAGACCCTGCAAGGCCTGTCCCCTTTCCCACCTAGTCCACTCACCCCAGTTCAAACCGTCAAGGGTACAACGGTACCATCTCTCAAAATATATATTTTCCGTCTCATTGACTGTAGTGTCTTGTATCTCCAAGGCAGAACTCATCCCCAACAACGGTTGATCAGTCCTCAAGGTAATGATGTCACCGTCTTCGGTCGCCTGAATAACAGAGGTTAACTTACCTCCTATACTTATTTCTGTGATTCCTACCATAAGATATATCTTTTACTCCTTAAATATAATAATTATTTTTGAGAATGCCTTACTAACTCCAAAAAATTGTAGCACCAGAGGTAGTATTCACAGCAGTTCCTTTCTTGAACCAAGCGTCAATAAGGTCTGCTAACTTCTTAGCACAAGCCTCAGAAGTACCGTTATTCAACCCTATCGTTTCAACCTGTTTCACTCCTACTTCTGTAGGAGAAGGTGTTCCCGTGAAAGCAGGAAGCATACCTGGTGCTAATGCAACCCCATAAGCTACTATCGCTTTGTCTAACACGTCTAAGTCATTAACTGTCTTCATCGTTGACAAGACGGAGATAAAAGCTGCCTTCGCCGCTGGTGAAGAAGTAGAAGTAGGCGTCACCTTTGAACCATAAGAATCTACTACTGATGCCCACCTTTGAACTGCCTCTTCAAACGTCTCAGGAAACTCCTTGAAAGAAGAATACTTCTCATCGAATATCTCCCGAAAGCCTGTCTCTAACGTTCCCTTAACTAATGTCATTCCAGTTCTACTTTTTCTGATAATATGTTTACTAACTTACCCTGTATTTGCTGTAAACTCTGCACGATGTCAGGCAAAGGGATCCCTGAAGGCCCCATCGCTGTTTGCACCCTAAACTGTTTCAGCACGTTTATCAATGGGTCCAAGATCTCATCTTTCAAAGTATTCCCTAACACCGCTTGCTCATAATTGTCAATTCCCAGGGAAATCTTCGTTTTACTTAAGAGAGAGGTTGTCTCATTTATAAGCTGTAACTTTTTATTGAACAGGTAAAGATCATCAGAGATTAATGAGATCTGACCCTTAACTTCCACGGTAAACTTCCCACCCCTGTCTCTCTGATTCAAAGACACGTAAATTTCACCACCTCGACCTTCCATGTCTTCCACTGAAACATGGAGACTTCCCTTCTGACCGTTGCCCGTGATCGTGACTGAATTAAGTCCCTCAGATTTCGTTCTCTTAAACTCTTTATAATGTAATGATAGACATTCTTCATCTTTATTTATCACTGACAAAACGATAGGAAACTTTTTCTGAGGGTGAAGGCAAAAAATAACACAACTTCCAAAATCCTCACCTTCTTTAGGGAACTCAATCAAGTTCAAGGCATCAACTGAAATCCTCACGTTGTTCACGCTGAATCCACCAAAATCGAGGTACATGGAGACTGTCTCCTTAGCGTAACAGGTGTCTATATATTTTTGCCTGTCAACATCTGGAGGCACGATAATGTATCCTATACCTACCGAGATGTTGCCCTTAACGTATGTCTTCAAATCATTCAGCATATCTTAGTCATTTAAAGTGAGATCATCTGCCCAAACTTGTCCTTCTTTATCAAAGAATTGTTCTCTGGATAAAAAGAACTCAAATACTTCTTTATTCACTAAAATTTCTTTAGTCACCGCCTTCTCCGCTGTCATAAACTGACGCAGAGAATTCTTAATATTCTCAAGGTCTATGAGGTTAAAGTAACTCATCAGGGTACCCCTAATTGTCTTACCTACCACGAAATCCTCAACCATCCCTCTGGAAACTGTCAAAGTAGTCCTACGTGTGACTGATGTCATCCCTACCTGTACTTGATTCATGACCCCCTCAACATAGAACAACTCCCCTGTCTTCTTATACCTAATCCACGATCCTGGTTTAATGCGCCTATCTCCCTTATTCAAGGTTATCGTTCCCTTACGTGTGAAAGGCAAATAGGCAGTCGATTCTATCACATAAAGAATATCACTGATAATTTGATCTTTACTCTCTATAGTCCCAATCTTCCCATCATCTCCTACTACCGTGTAGTTTGAGTTCACTTGCATTTGTCTAGACCCCCAGATATTCACGTAATCTGAGAAATATATGATAGGCACTTGTGCCAACACCGTGTTCTGTCCTATGAACCTACCCTTAAACTCACACTTGTACCACGTGTAGAAGTTATCTTCAAACATCAATTCTTCTGAGGCAACATCAGACGCAGGTAAGTTAAATAGGTGATCTCCGGCCTGAAAGCCTGATTCTTCTTGAGTTTCTTTATGATATGACTGCTCAATATCACCGTCCCCTTCTTCCTTCTTATCTCCTTTCTCTTGAGGTAATAATGACTGTAAACTGGTTTTATCAAAAGGCGGCTTCCTAACGACAATGTTATACACGTCAGAATAGGTGTGGAGTAAAAGTTCCACGAAGGGTTCTTGGCATAACTTGTTGAATAGAGTCAGTAGAGATCCTTCAGGCTGAGACACTGAACTGTCTACTACCTTCATGTTTTTCACCGCAGGGTCTACTTGTAACTTAATGATCTGATAAAGGCCCCTCATTAACTTCCTCTCAACCTCCGTCCCCTTCACCCTGTAGGTATAACTCCTTCGATCATTCCCATTCTTCACGTATGAACCAAAGAAAGTGTCGTTGATGTCATCAGGTAAAAGGCCTATGTTAGACAACTGATTCATGTAGAACTGCATGGTTGTCTCTATATCACGAAACTCTTTAGAAAAAAGAATAGGATACTCTCCAGACACGAAATTCCTCTTTATCAAACCGTCATCTTGTGTTGATCCTATGATGATGTTACCCGTGGCTGAATCTGAAATAGTTGCGAGGGGCTGAAATATGGCTTCATCGTCTTGAAAGAGTTTGGAAAGGTCCCTACCGGTCACCGTTACTACTCCTTGCGCTGATGATACCTTAGAACTTTGCTGTACCGTGTCTACCAAACCGATAAGGTCATAAACGTTACCTGCTAATGAACTGTTATCCACCTGTTTCAAACCAGAGAATTCTTCCCTGTCCTTCTCCATTTGCAATTCCTCAAACCTGATCCAGACTATGTCATTCGTTGAGATCCTCTGCGCAAACTTAGTCAACTTAGTGGGGAAAGAAACTATCTCAACGTTAGATTCCCTGTTCTTCTTCGCCCTTCGGGTTCCTAGTCCAGGATGAGCGGAAAGAGGGAATATGAGAGTGAAGTTAGACCCCTGCAGCATAGAATTCACGTCTAAAGACATACAGTAGGCGGACATATCTATAATCATGTTGAAAGCACGAGAATAAATCCAAACACTCAAGTAACAGTTGCTATACCCTACCTCCGTGTCGCCTTTGATAACACGTAAAGTGGGTCTATACTGAGGGTTCTTCTTCAACTCTTCATATTCCTGAACGTAGTAAGCACTAAAATCAAAAAGGTTATTCACCTGGTTGTCTCCCTTAATCCCTATGAAGTCAGTCCTGACTATAGTAGGGTCAAGGAGTAAAACTGTGTTAGGTTTCAGGTACTCAGTTCCTACTTCATACCCTAAATCTTCATCGAAATCATTATATTGTTCCTCAATCCTTTCCTTATTCGTTTTCCCTGTACCCCCGTCATACTTTAAGAAATCTTCTTTCTTGCCTTGGTAACCGTTGAATAAAGTATCCTGCTTCTGCAAGAGATCATCGACAGTTTTAACGGTAGGGTCCGTGAAAAGATACTGAATAGGTTGAGGCTGTTTCTCTGCCATATCGTTTAATCCTTGAAAAAGTTCATCAATTTTTTAGAAAGGATAAGTGATCCTTCTGGACCACCTTGTGCTATTTTCCAGAAGTCTGAAATCTCCCCTACTGTCCTATCAATAGATTCCAACTTGGTACTTAGCATCTCGATTAACGCATCAATAGAAGAGGTAATATCTCCGATTTTCGCCTGTTCCCAAACAGCAGCCAACTTATCGAATCTATTCACGGCATCAAGAGCCCTTCTTTGCAAGTCCTCACCCGTCAATTCCCTATTGTCCCTAATTATACTACTCGCTAAGTTGAAGTTGCCTGACTGAAACGCCTTCGCTATGTCTTCTGAAATCTGTTTCCTACTACCACCGAACAAAGCTCCTGAGATATTCCTTGCGAAGTCCTCTACAGTACCGTTTGACATTTGCTGTAATTCAGAAAGGAAATTAGGAAGGTACCTCTGACTTTGTTCTGAGAAAGGATTCTCCCTCATCTTCTCATATTCCCACAAAGACTGACCAGGTCTGGCACGCTGTAGTGAGCGAAACTGAAGTGCTTCTACTTGAGGGTTCACTGCCCCTTGAAGGTTCCTATACACATCATTCACCACACCTCGTAAGACATCGGGGTTATTCAACCGAGGTGATACACGTGAAAAGGCAGAAAGTATCCTAGTGTTTACACCTGTATTCACTTCTCCCAAAAGATCTACTTGCTGTTTCCCTAAATCAGTGAGAAGTTTCAAGTACTCAGGCAACATTATCAAAGATTGTTCTTCTGTCCTGCCCGTTGACCTAATACCCCCAAATAGAGTACCTACTGACCTCTCTAAAGAGAAATTCCTTTCTCCCCTACCGATCCTATTCAGAGATTGAAGGTCTGAATCAGATAAGGACGTTGCAGTTCTTAATTGAAGGAACGATCGTAAATTCTCCTGATCACGTGTTCCTAAGGACGTGGCAGCGAGTATCTGATTCTGTAATACCTGAGACCTATTGTACCCTAGATTCATGTAAGGATTAGTCCCTAAATTCCTACGAAAAGGGTCTAACTCAACATTACCCATTGCCAAGTACTCATTAGTCCTACCACCGAAAGTCCTAGCGGACTGTGCAGCGTACGGTTCAATATCACTAATGATGTCAAGTCCTAATCCTCTACCCGCTCCAGTGAGTGCGGTAAGGACAAGTCCAGCTATCCCTAAGCCTTTCCCCATGTTCATCATTCCCATTCCCGTGTTCTCAAGAACGGTAGCACCTGCACTTAACGGGTCACGCTGGCGAATAGGGTTAATGATGTTAGAAAGCAGAAATCCTGACAAGAATCTAGACGTCCTATCACTGTCTGGACTTTCAGCAGGAGGGGTAGGGGTGGGTTTGTCTTCAGGATTATTAGGAGTGTCATAACCACCCCTGATTGCTCTAATTGTCGCCTCATCCAGTTTGATACCCTTCTCACTGATCAGTTGGACTAAGGCGTCTATTCCCCTAGGCTCAGTATCAGGCCGGTCACCTGCTCCTACTCCTGTGTTAAACGGGACGCCTGGAATAGTAGTATGTACCCCTGGTGTATTTAAGGGATTGCCTAACTCATAAAACCTTCGATTCCTCTCATCAATCAGTGCTATCTGTTGCCTTAAGGATTCTATCGTCTTCTCGTTACTCCTAGAAAGTATGTCTGCCTGACGCATCGTTACCTCTAGGACCCTTTCCATTCCACCTCTGACTTCTTGCAGACCCTCTATGTTAAACCTTATATTTGCGTTCATTGTGTGCCTACTCTAATTTCAGTTTTGAGAACTCTTCATCTGTCATCACTTGTTCTTCTTCATCAATCAGTCCGTCTTTCAACCAAGGTTCTCCAGGAGTGTACTTATCCCACGGGTTCTCTTCTTTCTTCTCTTTCTCGTACCTCTTGAACATATCATCTTCCAACCATTCCACGAACATATCTATAAAAGAAACTTCCCTATGAGAAGCTGAGTTGAAGGAAACTACGTGAGTCTTTCTCCACCACCTATCAATAGGGAAGCGTATGTTCCATTCCAGGATAAGTTCTTCTACGTCATCAATCGACAGTTGTTTCTCCTTCCGGTTTCTTTCCATTCGTTGCTTTCTGAAGTCGTTCCTTTATTTTCTCTTCCCACTCCTGCAACCACGGTTGAATCTCATCCGTGTACACGTCCACTAATTCTTGGAAGTCTTCCAACGAGAGGTCTAACAGCGTTTTGACCTTTGCGTCACCTTTCAAGGTAGGGAAAAGAACACTCATGTGAGCGAAAGTGGTAATGTAAAGGTAGGCATCAATGTCCTTCCCCATACCACTGATGAGGAGGTCTTTCGCTGTCCCCCTACTCAGTTGCTTTTCTACTACTTGAATGTCGATCATTTGACCAACTGTAGGGTAAGATGTCGTGTACGTCCTACCCTGAATCTGTACCGATTTTGTTACTACGTTCATATTTTATTAGATTAAGAATACCGGAGTTAAATAGATCCCGTTGATCGTTTTCCCTGAGACCTGACCATCCGAGATGTTCCAAGACCTACTATTCACCAGTGCGTCTGGAATGATAGCAACCCTCTCATAATTCACGTCCCCTAGTACCAGTCCTGTAGTCTGATCTACTTGGTTCTTCGTTTTCTTATAGATGTGAATAGAAACGGGGTTCTCATTCAAAAGAATAGTGTTTAGCATCGTTTTAGGGTCTGTCGCATCAACAGGCCAGAACGGGTCCTTCACGTTGCCTAGCAACTTCAATGAGATAAACCATGCTGACGCAGTGAATTGGTTTCTAAAGGCAAGGGCGGGAGCCTCGATAAGCTTTGACTCCCCGACCCCCTGTATTTCTCCACGCTGAACTGTCTCCGTGAAGTTCAGGTCCCTGATATATCCTACCTTCGTCCCATTGATCTGTATGGAAGCTAAAGGTGCTGAAAATGTTTGCTGCATATCCTAACTACTTTAAATGATTGAAAAACCGGTGAAGAACAAGAACCCAATCTCGTTATTAGGCTCAAACTTGTAAGTCACGTAATAGGCATCTCCTTCTCTCGTGACTGACACGTCCGAGTAGCTAATAATGATGTTGTCCCTATTCTCAGTCGCTACCTTGTCTTCAAGTTGTCCCCTTACCCAGTCCTCTAAATACTGAGTACTGATACTTGACCTGTTCGGTCCTGCCTCAGTCGTGAAGAACCTTCTCTTCGCATTGATGCAGATGTCAGTGTTCAACTGAGCCGCAATCCTAGTCAACTGGATTAACGGTGAAGTACCGTCTGCGTTCTGAATGTAATCGTTATTCTGCAACGTGTTCACTCCACGAATACAAGAAAGGATTTCTAAGTCCTCATCGTAAGCAACTGTTAGGAGGCCTGCTGATAAGGCGTCTTCTTTTTGGTTGTATTTCAATGGGAATTCCAGTCCATCAATGTCAATATCCTTGAAGGTTAAAGAATCTTGAGGAGGGAGTCCTACTTGTCGTCCTACTAGTAAAGCTGTTAAGTACAAGGGAGTCAACGTGCGGTAACCAGCAGGCACGAACGTTGAGTTTTTCCGAGGGATACCATGAATCAACCATACCCTATCTGAGTTACAACGGGCAGCCTCTTTTTGATTCTCCGTGAACCCCCCTGTTACTAGGTCATTCTTCCCCGCTATCGCAAGGAATTTCTCTCCCCTTACTTCGTTTTGAATGAAGTATTGGAACCTAGTATTAATAGTGTCTGCACCATCTTCTCCAGTCATATTCAAGGAGAATAGGACATTGAAATCAAGGTCTTGTAAGTACTCAAGAGCTGCCTCAAGATCTGTTTCAGCGTAAGTCGCTGTACCATCATGAGCTAGAACCAGAGTATTATGGCTCTTATCGGCCTCTTGGAATTGACCGTCTTTCCAAGACTTAATCCTGAACCCGTTATTAAAAGTAGGATTACCTTGTGCCCACTCAACGAATTTCCCTACTGATTCTACCTCTGCAGACTCAAACACCAATTCTGGTACTGAATCCTCTATCGCTACTTCATCATAGGGATAACCGTCCTCTGCTAAACCCTTGAAAGTTCCTTGCCAGATTTGAATGATATATTTACTAGTATCACGTACGCCTGAAATAATCTTCAAAGCGTACCCAGTCGCCAAAATACCACTTCCCTTAGACGTCTCATTCCCGTTCCCTGACGGCCCCTCATCAAGGCATTGGATAGACAACTCTGCGTCTCCAGAAGTCAATTCAGGCTTCATGACTGCAGCTTTAGTTGTCAAAGCGTTGATGTAATAAAGGTCTGAGATACCGTTGGTACCAGACTTACGTGACGGTTGAAATAGGGGTTTTACCATCTGATATAACCGTCCTGCTTTCAGCAATGATTTCGCCTCCGCTTGTGTTCTTACCCTGTACAAGGCGTCTTTCCCTTTCGTCAGCTCACCATTCACTGCCCCACCGAATGAGTTCTCCTTGTCCGTGTTGATGATTAAGACCTTTGAGTAGGATGAGGTTGAGTAGTAGTTAGTCGATCCCGCTTTCACTGCAGAATAGGCTCCTGGTAAACTAATTACCTTTCCGTTAAAAATATGTGAGATACTCATGTCCCTAATGTTTATTTGTTATAGATTATTTTCTTCTCCTTGAAAAGTCGAGCCCATACGGTAGTGGTATGAACTTCCTTGCGGTCAAACAGTTTAGACACTACAAACTTGTACGCAGGCTTTAACTGAAAATGCTCTATTGCCTGATCACGTGTCAATTCCGATTCTAATATTTCTTTCTTTGCCATAATTAAATTATCATAGTTCCCTTACACCAGCTATCCGTCACACCCCTACTCAAAGATAAGGAGGGAGCCTTAATATCGTAAATGCAATCAATGAACAACGCCCTAGCGTAAATTTCTGGGGTTAAGTAATCACTCAAATTTAAATCATTTCCCGAGAACTTGCAATTTCTCAATCCTGATTCCTCCAAGACCTGAACGTTACCCTGAAGTAGGCACCTCATAACGTTGTACATTATCAGTACTTCAAAGGTATTGTTAGAAGTGAAGACCATGTTATACCTTGAGTTGTAAGTACGAGAGAAATACTCTTGTATTTCTAACCCTGTTTCAGTCATGAAATCCTCACTAGGATCAAAACCTATACCGTTACCTTCACCCAAGACTTCACCTGGCAAACCAATATGAATAGTAGGCAATGAAGCACGATTACGGTTAAAGAAAAGGTTCGCCTCTATCTTCCTAGGTGAGGTATTATCACGTGTCAAGAATATCTCTTTCGCATTCTCAAAGTAGTTGTAATTATTACCAGGTAATTGTAGGTCACCGAAAACAGCGTAGAGGTACTTCTCATCTATCAACGTGAGAAGTCCCCTGACGACCTGTAATATTATCTGTTCTGGTATAATGATCATACTATCTAGAAAGCTTTTGTTCAAGTTCCGCTACTTCGTTCCTCAACTTTTGAGCGTGTTCTTTCGCACTAGAACGAGCCTCCTCATCTGCACCGTTCTTACTCCTCTCATCCCACCGAGTGATCCATTTCTTCTTCTCTGCAATGTCTGCCTCGATCTTCCTCCGTTTCTTTTCTTCCGGTGAAGTTGCCTTTTTCTTAATCGTGATAGTACGACCGTTTTGAGTCATTTCAAGACCCTTCTTATCTAATTCTTTCTTTATCTCTTTGTTCTGTGCGTCACCGTCAACATTATCCATCAATGAGACAAGTTTGGAATTCTCATCAAATGTCCCTTCTTTCAACTCAGAAGAAATTTTCTGAATCAAAGATTTTTCATTCGATCCCATTTTTTCTTTCACTGGGTTTGCGAGTGGATCTTCCTTACTAGAAGTCCCACTTGTTTTCTTGTTCAGTAGTTCCCTTGCGAAACTTTCAGCGGCTGACTTACTATCGAAAACATGGCGTTTTGAATCATCAGTCAAGTACTTGAAATCTTTATTCCATACCTTCACCTCAAACTGCCCGTTTCCTTCTGCAATCTGAGCACCACCCTTACCAGGGATTTCCAACTCAAACTTACCACCGCCTTTGTCTTCAAAACGATGTTCTCCTTTACTTCCAGTACCCTCCTTAACAGGTATCCAACCGTTCACGGTCTTTTGCATCTTCTGACCGTTCCACTCTCTGATCTCCCCGACTTGTGCAGTTTTACCTTTCTCGATAAACTCAGGTGAAACACCAGATTGTACGTTTTGCAGGATTGCGTTAATCCGTTTCTGTGCGCCTATATTCATAATTCTAACTGATTTAACTGGTTAAATTCTTTAACACCATAAATATACAAAAAATATTTCTTATACTAAACTTTATCTAAAGTTTTTATGAAATCTTCTTTCACCCTAGAAACTATGTCTTCAACATTGAAAGAAGAAAGGGTCTTCTGTAAGATATCATGAGCTACTATCCCTGAATGAATCCATGAGTTAGGATCTGAATTGTCAGAAACTCGCCTGAATGTCATGTAGTGTGAATGACCCTCCTTGTTAGATTTCGTCATACCTTCATAAATAGGATTCTTATGCTGATAAGCAGGGAAAACTTGTTCTCCCTTCTCATTCAGTATCTCACTCCTCACACCCTTCACCTGAAACTGAGGAGGCAAGGAGGCAGAAGGTAAGGATTTCCTAGTCTTCAGTTCCTTCTTCGCAACTTCATACACTTCTTGAGGCATCACGGATGAGAATATCCCTGAATCACCTACTATTCCAGGTGTCCCTAATCGGAATGGAACTGTTAAGTACCAGCCCCCACCTTTCTTCAAGTGACGCTTTGAAGAACTCATGAACCCTTCTTTCATATCAAAGGGCATGATTCCTTGTTCCACAGCGTTCGGCAACCAACCGTCAAGTCCTATGATCACGGAATCGAAAGAAGGCCTTTGAACGTATATTCCTCTCTGGTATTCTTGACGAGTCTGCTTCAGTTCCTTCCCCGCTAAATTATGCCACTCTTCCGAGAACCTAGCACCGATTTCTGACAAGAGGGTATCAACGAAGGATTCTGCTTGATCTATCGTTAATTGCCACTCCTTAAAGAAATCACTAAGATCCAACGTTATCATGGTAAGTAGGAATTATTCACTAAGTTATCATCTGTTAAGTTCGGTGCGTCTATCACGTTATGAACCCTTCTCATGATTGCAGCGATAGGCATATTGGTATTGTTCTCCCTAGACTTATTGTCTAAGATAAACGTGTTCCTGATGTCATGGTTTAGGTCTATGATGTTGTACTGAACCTTATGCTCATATGTCACGGAAACGGAACTACCCTCACGAACGCATGAACTAGGAGAAAACACGATCCTATTTAACTCAAAGGTGTAGTCAATACCTTTCTGTAAAAGCCTTAGGGGCTCAGAAGTTCCTAAAAACAAGAACACGTCAGTAACTTCTAATATCGGGTATATGGTGAAGGCGTACAACTGCCCATTCCATTCTCTCGCTATCAATACCTCCGACTGGGGAGAAATAGAGTTCTCAATCGTGATCTTATCCATGAAATTCAAATGAAACATGGATTTTACCGTTATCGCTGCAGTGCCTAGCATCTCAACACTCCAATCTTTATACCTAGTATTCTTGTTCAAAGACTGACAAACGGCCTTAATACGAGTAGGGTTTATGAACACCCAGCCTGAGCCTCCACAGTTCCTACAAGTAGATTGATGCTGCACTCTCTTTGAGCAAGGACAAGGGATAGCCCTCTCCCAGATAACTTCATACCCCTTATTGTCTACCAAGGCATCAAAATCAGGGTAGAGAAAATCTACCCTAGGTACTCCTGGATATGAGGCTTTAGTTTCTACAATCTTCTTTTCCATACCTACCCTATTTTACATGGAAGTACAACCTATTCCCCTGTAATAAGTCTTTAACTTAGACAAAGAATCCTTAATCTCCTTCTGGTAGTTTATGATGCGAGCACCGAATGCCGCATTAGTGGCAGAGTTCGTTGTTGAGATACTTTGAGAGAGACCGTCAATACTTAAAGAATAAGAGGCAAGCGCTGACTGTCCTAACGCAATATCACCTGCCACGTTGAAAATTCCTATCGCTGCAAGTTTCCCTATCACGTCTATAATATCAAACGGTATCTTCTCAAACCCCGTGCAATACTCTACATTCCAGTAGTTAGGCAAGGTCTTATACCCCATCATCCCGAGGTTAGGCAGCACACCTGAATACAGCATAGATTCTCCAGTCATTTCTACTACTGCTGACTGAGTAGGAACGATGAAGATTCTCCTGTAAAAAGTCTCCATATCAGAAGTCAGTCTTGAGCATAGCCATTGCTTCGGGTATTCTAGTTGTTTCACCTGTCCTAAGAACCCTACTAGCCTAAACGGTTTCACTACTGGATAGGTAGTACTGATAAAACCGAACTGTCGGAACTCATCACCGTAAAAATCTAGATTCTCAAGTATGACTTGCTTTTTCAACTTGATGCCTAGGTATTTTTCTATCTCAGACTGTGCAGCTTTCAAGAAAAAACTGTAAACATCATTTCCCAGTTCCGTGCCGGACCTGTCTTGTATCGTGATACCGTAAAAATAAAGAGTCTGCATCTCACTAGGTGATAAGACAGACTCTCCATTCTTTCGGTACTTTATCCCTAGGGTGTACCGCATATTGCAAAATTTATTGTTTACTCAGAAAAAGAGATCTTCATGATGTACTCAATCAAGTCGTCTTTCTTCGTGATCTTCTTCCATTCACTTTCTGGAGCCTTGGATTCAATCAAGATCACCTTCAACTCTTCAACTGTTTTTTCACGCAAATTTTTCCGGGCTTCTTCTTTCTCATCAACTTGGTTCTCCTCGAGGATAAGTCCTGCTTTTCCTCTCGCCTCATTGATAATCTTTTCAGCCTCTTTTTGAGCCTTACTGATGATTTCATCAGCTTGTGTCCTGGCGGATTCCAGAAGACCATCAATTTGCTTAGCGAGTTCCTGCTGTTCTAAGGTCTGAAATTGAACGTTCTTATCCTTTAACTCAAAACCAGCGTTAAGGGCATAAGGAACGACCTTCTCATCCACGAACGCTTCCCCTTCACTGTTAACCAGTACTTGAAAGCCTTGTCCCACGGTGATAGTCCGGTTGAACCTGTGTTCTAAAGTAGTAAAAATAGCAATCTGACTCATATCTTTGTTTTTAAAGGCAAAGGGGAAGAACTCAACCCCCCCTAAGCATAGGTTATTTAATTCGTGGCTATAACGTCACCAATATTGATCACACGCACGATCTTACGAGGAGCGTACAGTATCGGGGTACCATAGCACAATACCATGAACCTACTGATCGGTGCCAGCAAAGCCAAGTTCATTTTCATCATAGGAGCAAGTTGCTTCCATGCTAAAACTTGGTCTGCGTCCCATTCAACAAGCAACGCTTGATCGCAGTCAGGCAAGAACCGGTTCTTGTCACGTACTAAACCTGCGTCTGCACCGTCATAACCAGAAGTCAAGTCTTTCGTGGAAACCTCGAAAATCTTATAGAAGTCTGATTGGGCGGCAATCCCGTTCGGGTTTACTTTCGTGCGGTAGATACAGAATCCAGTAGCAGCGTTTGCAGCACCTGTTCCAGCAGTGAACTTCAAGTCTACTGCTTGACCAGCGACAACGGTTACCAAGCTGGATGACAACAAGGTCAAAGCTGATTCACCGTAACGGTTACGGGCAGTAACAGCGTAGTAGTAATCACCCGTGAAGTTTGCGAAACGTGCGGTAGCGTCAGAAACTGCGGCTGCCGGGGTAGTGGTATCTGCAACAGGAGCGGCAGGCGCTTTTGAAGAAGTAGCCAAGGTGTTGGTTCTCTTCAAACGTGAGAACTTGAAGAAGTTGGACTGCATGATCTCCACTGCACCGTTCTGAGTGATGATCTCGTTTACCCTTTGACCGAAAACACCGTCACGTACCTGCGGCATAACCGGTTGAATCCATTTCTTGTTGTGATACTTGGTAACGAAGTTGGAGAAGGTACGGGGTGAGGAGATGATCAAGTCGGCAATACCGTAGTTGTTCACTACCCCTAAAGATCCTTGCTCAATAGCGGTATCAGTCAATACTGATCCTCTCAAGTCGATCACGTTCTCTGAGTCTTGATACTCATCTTTAGAGATCCAGTCTCCGTCAATTTCTTGCTGTGCGAAGAAACCGTTAAAGTGCTCCGGTACGATACGAGAGTCAGCGAAAGGAAGGTATCCTTCGATTAACTTTGTCATCAAAGCAACCTTGTTTTTCGTCTCTTGTGCAATCATGTTGGAAACACCAGAACCGGTTTCTACTAATTGCATCGGGTGTGTAACACCCCCTACTACTCCAAGGTACTTGACGAATTGAGCTTTCCTCCTGTAGATAGAGTCAGCCGATTCCGGTAACTCACCTTCTAAGGTGAAGCCTCCGTCTAATTCACCGTAACTAACCAACTGGTTGTACTCTTCTACGGTATTCGTTGCCGGTTTCTTACCGATACGGTAGAAGAACGGTGTATGTTTAGGAGTGTTCGTTAAGATCTTCAACGTGTTCTCCAATGATTCAACTTTCAACGGTGCTCCGGAAGCGTCTAAAAGGTTGGTCGTTTCCCTACCTGTAATCTCCCCGGCAGACATCGCTTTTAACAACTCTTGGACATCCTGCTCAGAATAATTTCCTGCGGTTTGAGCACCATCACCAAGACTTGCATAATCTGCTAAACTGATTTGATTAAACATAGTGATAAAAATTTGTTTTGTCAAGCGATGCGCCTAAAATGCTTTGTGACTGAAACGATGCGGTTGCAACTAAACAATTGCAATCTTATGTTTTGTTTTCATGTAAGCGATTACGTCCTCTGGAATGAACCCGTTACCGGCTTCAAACGTGGACACTGCTTCTGAAAGTTTTCCTTTCATCAAAGAATCTTCTTCAGTAGAGAAGGCCTCAAACAATGCGTTAGAAACTAACGATTTCTGCATCTGTTTGCTTAACGGTTTCAGACCGTCATTCTCTGCGACTTCGAAACTCTTCCTAATGTACTCAACGGAACCCGGGCGAATTGATTTCTGAATCGGCTGACTCTCAAAATACTCCAGTTTGTCCTTCAAACTGTTGATTTCATCGTCCTTCGATTTCATGATCTCATTTACCTCTTCCTTATAAGAACCAAGTTGAGAAGAGAATTCATCCATGAGTGACTTTCTCAGTTCTTCTACTTCTTGCTTACTGATAACGTCAGATTCATTTGATTTTTTCATGGTGGTCTTCTTACCGGCCTCAACCTTTTCTGCCTCTTTATTCTCCTTCTCAGACTCATTTTCTAAGTCCTTCTCCTTCGGGGTCTCATTCTCTTCTTCTTCCTTACCCTCTTCCGGTGCAACGGTAGCCTTTTTCAGTTTCTCCATCTCGTCAGCGATACATTTCGCTTTCTCGATATGTTCTTGGAATTCTGCCTTCAGGAGTTCCATTTTCTTCTCTTGACCCCCGTTGGCGTCTTCTTGCCCACTAGGAGTAGTTCCTATCGTTTTCAAGAAGTCCAGTGATTTCTTGATCTCTTCATCGGTAATTTCTCTCTTTGCCATAACTTTAAAAGATTTCGGTATAAATTTATTAAAAAGTTTTATTACTACAATGTTTCTAAACGAATTTTTTAGTGAGATTCATAATTCTATCACATTTAGCGATTTTCTCAATCTCTTCCCTAGAAACAGTTCCCCTATGATAACCTTCTACCACGTCACAGACAGCCTTCAAGATCTTTTCATCGTCCTCAACGTCTTCCTTAACTAGAGGTCTCGTGTTTTCAGTTCCTTGAGATTTCTCAAACCTGATGTTCCCTTCTTTGTCCACACTCACATACTCTCCATTCTCATTCAACTCCTCTATCACCAAGCCTTTCTCAAGACACTCATATTCCAAACTATCATTGTCTTGATAAATGTCATCACCCGTGAATCCCTTCTTCACCAACTCTGCGTAAGTGTGACCGTTTTTAGGGAAGGGACATAAGGCCACTGCCGTGATCTTCGCCTTCTTCACACGTTTAGGATTTACCAGATCCCTTTCAATGACTTGTCCTTCCACGGACCAGCCTAGTTTAGTACCCCGAGGTGATTTCTCAAGTGCCTTCATCAGCCTAACTGCGTCACGTCCTAATTCTGAGTCCCCCCAAATTACACCGTTCATCATCAAGCCTTTTCCTGGAACGTACTTCCACGTGTGAGGCTCTCCGATAATATACTTAGGCCCCTTCTGATGATCCCAATTAATAAAGGAGAACTCACTCATATCAAAGTTCTTGCAGTCTAAAGTCTCATCATCTGAATCCTTACTCTCATCAGAGATTAAGCCCCCAACCTCATACACCTCATTACCGTCCTTGTCCTTGCCTTTCTCCAGTATGGACGCAGGAGCGAAAAACTTGAACCTGTTATTCTTAATTAGTTCCACCTGTCTAACATCAAAAATTTCTCAACGATCGGGGAAACTACTTCCATGCCCCTAATATTTTTAGTGTTCACTTTACTTGAATTTATACCTATACAACTGCAAACGAGAGCGGCATTGGTATCCGTGTCACCCCCTAACTCGATCACCAACTTCAAGACCTGATTCAGTTTAAGCCTTTCCTTCACGCAATGATAACAAACGTATTCTAACAAATCATGCGTTGATAAAGAATCCATCGCATAATCCCTGAACCTTTCTACCCCTTTGTTTTCATGAGTAGTCCAGGGATCATTACCTTTAAAGACCTCCCTCAATACCTCAGACCACGTGAAGGCACTACTAATAGCGATCGGGTTGTTATGTGTCACCGTGACAAACTTTCTAAAATACTCATTTCTCAAGTGAAGATCATCTTCTTGAAGGAGGTACACGGCTAACGGTAACGAGTAAAAGAAACAACCGTTACCGTACCTTTTTGAAGGCTTAGTAGGGAAGTTCTCAACGATAGAAGTCTTAACTTGATAACCGATGTCAAACATTCTACCGTCTACCGTGAATCTGCCTTGATAGAACATTTCTCTGAGGTTCTCTTTGTACCCCTGAACTTGTTCCTCAAGAGTATTTTTCATGGTGAGAGCGTCAAGAAGACATAGCATAATACTCGTGTCATCAGACCAAGTTCCTATCGGTTGATCATGTGTACCGTATCCCGTGCAAATGTAACGAAAGGTGCCTGCCTTACTAAACTCATAAGGTACACCCATCGCATCTCCTAACACGTAGGCAAGGATACTATTCCTTATTTTCTCCTTCGTTGTCATCATCCTCTATTTCTGCTTCCTCAATCATTTTCCTAGCCTTAAGGATGTACTCTTCCTTAACATTCTTTTCCCAACCGTCTTTAAGGGGAATTTCCATCATTCTGTCCTTAAGTGTTGATTCTTCGTTTTCTTTCTCTTTTCCCATATTACCGATTTATTAAAGTATAAATATAACAATTATTTTTCTTACTTTAAACTATATTTCTACTAAATTTAGTGTCAAAGTAGTAATTTCTGAAAAAGGCCCTTCTTTAACTTTTTTCATTTTAGGCTTTCCTTGTATTTTATACCTACTTGATGATTTCATCAAGACCTCATCTTCATTTTTAAACCTTGCAAAGTCCCTAATCCGTTTACCGTTTTTAGATTTTATCTTAATCAAGACATTACCACCAAATTTAGAAGTAACTTCTTTCCTCTCAGACGTTGACAAAGGAGTATCAAACTGGATAAAGCCTTTTTCTTCTTGCTGTCCTGTTAAGTCTCCTAAAAAGACTTCCACGTTATCAATACCTATCGCCCGATATGTTTCACCTTCATAATTAGGAAGTCTGTTTAAGGCTTGTTCTAGCATACTGTTATACTGAACAGCTTGTTCTGAAGGATGTTCACTCCTGAGTTCTTTATTCAATTTTTGATACCCCTGCTTAGAATAGTTGTTGATGAGGGCCTGCTCTTCCCACGTCAAACCATCCTTCATAGGTTTGTCCCTATACTCCTCAATTGATTGCTCTAAACCGGGAGCCCATCCTACCAATGACTCTATCGAGTTTTTCTTTTCAGGATCATTCTCAGGGTTCTCTTCAACTTCCCTTCTCTGTAATTCCTTCTTCGCCACGACACGTAGGTCTTCATCTGCTCCTTTCTCCGCTTGTTCTAACGCCTCCTGTGACGTTTTCCTTGCGTATTCTTCTAACTGTTCTCTTGATAACTTCTCTTTCTCCTTGTTTTCAGTACCGTCCTTCTCTTTCTTACCCTCGACTTCTTCCTTCTTAGGTTCTACATCTTCTTTAACAGGTACCCAGCCTTGAGCTGTCTTACGCATTTTCTGCCCCTTCCATTCCCTAATTTCACCCACTTCGGCTGCCTTCCCCTTCTGGAGAACTTCCAACTCATCCATTGCCTTCATCGCTAACTCCTGGTCTCCATACTGAATGTATGCCTTGAGTAATGATTGCTGTGAGTATATATCTTTTAAGAAACCACCTAAAACTTTCTCCTTGATATTATCACCGTTAATCAAGTAGACAGTATCCCACTTAATCTCGTTACCGTTAGTGAGAAGTACTGAGTTCTCTTTCTTAAATTTCGCATCATCAAAAGTCTTCCAGGTCTTACCTACTGGTTTCATGAAAACGGGCTTCCCATGAAGTTTCCCCGTGCAATAATCTATACTGCCCTTAAACCTTTCTACGAACCTATTAAACCCTAATAGGAAGGACGGTAACGGTATGAAAACAGAGGTTTTTCCTTCTTTCGTTAGATCATCGTGTACAGGAGTACCATGTTCCACAACCTTCAAAGAAGTAGTAGACCTCTTATTAAACCCGATCACGTTTCTATACTGATCTAAGATATACTTTCTTTCATCAGTCAACTCTCCAAGAATAGGAGGGTTATTGTAATACTCATCAAAGTCCTTATCTGCCCTTTTCTCCAGTTTCTTCCACTCTTCCGCTTTCTCTACTTCTGACATATTTTCTGTAGACTGTTCAGGTGTCTCTCCAGGGCTATCAAGATCTTCTCCTTCAGCCTTTGCCACCTTTTTCTTGGTTTCTTTTTTCTTTTCATCTCTTTCTTCTGATAACGCAATAGCTATTGCCTGTTTCTGGTCTGTTACCTTTTCACCACTGCCTGTTTTCAAGGTGCCTTCTTTCCATTCCCTCATCACCTTGTCCACTTTATCCTGTGACTTCTTTATCTCAAGTCGAAGAACAGGTCCTTCTTTCGCCTTCTTCAGGACATAACGATGTACTGATCCTTCTGGTAACGATCGTAACGCTTCATCAACTTTTTCTCTAGACAGTTGACCGTTATTGAAGGCCTTACAGACAGTCTCCAAATTCTTCTGTAACTCATGGTAGAAGTGGTTCATGTTCTCATGATTCACGTTCATCACTTCCACGGGTATATCAATTAGGGTTCGGAGATTCTCCTTCAAGTTCATGAGCAACGGTTTCTCTCCTACTTTATCAAAAGGTACCCACTCATACTGAACTTGCTCACGCTCTTCCAATACTACAGGGTCACCCGTGAAACGGCAACAGTAATACTGAATGGAGCATTCCCTGTCTAAATACGTACCGCAATGAATGACATCCTCGGGATCCAACTTTATACCCGTTTCCTCTTCACATTCCCTAACTGCAGCGTATTTCTCATTCTCGCCTTCTTCAACGTGACCACCGGGCAAGCAATACTTACCTGGCTCAAAATCATCGTTAGGGTTCCTCTTCACGAAAAGAATTTCATTCTGATCGTTCACTAGTATCATGTCGGCGTAATGCGTACGGTTGTCTTTCACGTAAACCGTTGCCTTACTCAAGTCCAGTCTCTTATACTTCTTCAACTCAAGTAGGTCCTCTTTGCTGACGAGTCCCTTCTTAAACCCCTCAGTCAAGTTCACTAGTATCTCACCAAATTTACCTTTCTCTATGAAATCATCATACTCAAGTAAGAAAGGTAATTCAGGCTCTGACTTGAGTAACGATTCTATTGATTTACGAAGATCTTCTTGTATCACGGATGACTTCTTAATAAATCTCGTGTAATCATCCATGAAAGCGTTATACTTTCTCTTGATAGATTCTACCGCAAGAAAGCCTAAATCTTCTTTTTGCAAATCATTGATACTGTCTTTAAACTCACTCTTTACCTGAGTGTATTCTTGACTCTTAAACAAGGTCTCTCTACGTGAGTTGTTCAATTGAACTACCTTCTCACGTAATTCCCCTACTCTCGAGGCGAACGATTTAGAAAATATGAGGTCTAATATTCCCATCTCAACTGAAATATAATTCTGATTCTTCCTGTCTCCTTTTCACTAGTCCAGGTAACTTCTTACCCTTTGAATTTACCCATCTACCGAACTCATTCCTAATAGTAGGATCATTAGGATTCTTCTTCACTTTCTTACACAAGGTAGAAGAGAGGAAATTCCCAGACCCTAAGTTGAAAACGAACGATACCAAAGCGTCAAACTGGTTCTGCGTCAACTGAACGTTTAGGGAGTTCACTGTCTTTTCTGCCGCTGCAAGGTCCTTCTTTAAGAAATCCTCAGCTTCTTCTTCAGTGATTTTCTGTCCCTTCACTACTCCCTTCGTGTGCCCGTACCCTATAGTCCAAACCTTCGCTGGGCACAAGTAAGATTCAAGGTATAAACCCTCAAACCTTTTTATCAAACTTAATCCTTCACTACCTGTTATCATTATTGTATGACGTTTTTAATTTTCTCATGATCACCTTTATAACCATCTCGTAAAGACCCACGGCAGACAAGAAAGCGAAAATCATCATCCCTAAGTCTGTCTCGTATATGGTACTGAAGATAATACCTAAGGATACCCCTGATGAAAGTAAAACTATAAACTTCTGTTTCCTAGTAGGATTAGGAATCAGGTACTTTAAAACAACGAATGTCAATAGGCACACACAGATGCCGTATAACATCTCAGGAGAATTCTTTAAGGTCTCTTCCATATCATAATAATGTCTTTGCCATATCAAATGCTTCCGATAAACCGAACAAAGCAAGCACGATCAGTACTATTAAGACTGACACGATTTTTTCCTTATGACTTTCCAACCATCGTGCGAACTCCGTAGACTGGTTCAAGGAATTTAACTTACTGTCTAATATGTCAATCTTATTCGCTAGAATAAGCAATGCCATATCAGTAGGATTGTCTCTTCCTTGCAATAGCTTTACTAATTTTTCAGTTTCTTTGCACATGATATTGTCAATTTTCTTAGTCATAGTGATCACCTAAATTTAGTAATAATTTAATTAATAACAAACTTAAACTTTAAAAATCTTATCACCTACCGAAATTTTAATAGTTCCTTTCGATTGAGTGCTAGATTTTTTAGTCACGTACATTCTCTTATCAGGATCCCACTCATCACCTTTCCTGTAGATCCTTAAATCACACCTACAATTCCCACTTACACATACCTTATTATTCCTTTTTACAAAGAGTGTATGGTTCTTTTCTAATTCTACATCATAGATATATCCCTCATAATCAATTAATCGTTTTTTAAGTGATGTATTATAGGCATACTTGGACTTTAATTCACTTACTTGCCAAACATCATGTTTCCCCTCATAAATCTTTCCCTGTCTTTTATCTACGAACTTATTCTTACCAAAATTATACAAAGAAGGTCTTTTGCCTATCTTCAAGATAATTTCTGACAAGTCACTAATCATCCTATAACTGGAAGAGGTAATAGTCCTATAACCGTTGCACTTATATCCCTTCCAAGTACACCCTTTAAAGTATGTTCCATCTCCTAAAAAATAGGCATCTAAGAATATATTTAATTGAGCAACTGGTAAGTTCTTTACTTCAAGAGGTATAAACTTCTCATGAGAATGACCAAATTTTTTCAAATAATCCCAAAGAGGGCGTCTTTCTTTATTTATGTAGACCTCTATACATTCTTTTTGTAAAGAGCATTTATCTCCGAAAAGAGATTTACAGCACTCAAATATCTTATGCCTACTATCTTTAATCTGTGTAATACTAATTCTATAGGTTCCTTTATAATTTGAAACTGATCCTTCAGATAAATAATACCCTAAAAATTCACAAAAAAGATTGATGTCATATTTCAAGTTTCCTATTTCAAAGAAGTCCATAGGAATACCTGTCCACTTTGGAAGAGTACACAAGAATTTTCCTTGCACGGGGATATCTCCTTCTTGCCTTAATTTATCCCTTGCCCCCTCATAACAAGCATTAACCACGTGGTAATGATTAGGAGTCGTGCAAAGAGAGAAAGATTTATTCTCTCTTAAATACATTTTCCCCTTATATTCTTGTGAAACCCAATTAACAGCACTACACCATTCTCCTTCTCCTGTTTCTAAATCAACACTTAAGAACTTTTCCGTTTTGTTTAAATCTTTGAAAAACTTCCATCCCTGGTCCGTCAACACCTCTGTCTGATCATCAAAGCAAAAAGGATGCACGGTTCCCAATACAGGCAACCAATCCCTTGACTTTTTACCTATATTAGTACCATTTTGTAATAGTTGCTCATACGTGAACAATCTAGGCTCTGATCCTATACCGTTAGTCAAATACAATTTTATACAATACTGACAAGCACCTGGGTACACTTCCTTGTAGTACAGCACCTTGTCACCGTAAATCTCATCATAGGAGGCTGCTTTCCCGTATTCATAGGCATTTTGAAGTTCTGTCTCTGCAATCCTACCTAAGTCCCTATTCCAGTCCCCCGTTTTCTCTCCTATCTCAGAAACTATGTTCCTCGCACTGTCCCTCTCGATTATCGTTCTTTTTAATGAATCACCTATGATACTCTCATAATAAGACCTTTTCGCTAGGTTCTCATCTTCAATTTTACCTGTTATAAAGGAGATCTCTGTTTCTCCTAAGCCTTTAATGTAATTGTATGATTTCCCTTGTAAGTACCTCAGAGAAGCAGTCTCTGCATCGGAAAGAGGCACGTACTGTCCCCTTTGAAAGTATTTCTTGAGGTCTGAAAAGGTGACTTGCGAAGCGTTTAAAGGACCTAACATTGATGCAAGTCTCCCGAAATAGAAAAGTTGCTCAAAAGGAGTTAATCCTAAGTTCAAAGACGTAGGATCAATCCCAAAATCCTTCAGTACCTGGATGTCTTCTTGTTTCAATACGGAAGTACCTATATTCCCTGCAATGAAGAAAACGTTTTGGAACCTGATAATTCTTACAATCTCATCTATCTGTTCTTGACTGAATATCATTCCCTTTCTTTTTCGTGAGTACCCTGGTGATGTCAACACGCATCACCTGGAGTACCTTCTTATAATTATCCTTAAACTGGTTCTCTATGAACCTCTGAACCTTAGGGTTTCTCACTGGGTCTTTGCCTCCCACGAACCTACTATCACTCATCTCGACTGATCTCTAACGAATGTCACCTCAATAGTCCCAGTCACGGTGAACTGATCGCCTTCTTTTACCCCAAAGTATTCTACTGACCCAGCAGGCAAGGACATACCCACGTCCCCTTCTTCAGGGTTCGATAAAGTCATCTTCGCTACTGAATCTCCAGTATTCACTACCCTAATCAGTGTAGTCTCACACCTAAACGTCCCGGTAGGTGAAATTGTCTTTCCCCCTGCCATGAATACCTGAATCGGTGCCCCGTTGTAATCAACAGGCAATTCCGGTTTCCTTTTCTTTGCTCTCGTTACATCCATTATCTGTCTTTTTTGAAGTAATGTACCCAATTAAATAGAGGTCGATCATTCAAGTAATTTAAATTTGAACGGTTCTCTTTCGCCTCTCTCTCAAAACAAGTGTCCTTGTAAGCTGTTTGATAGGGTGGTAAAATTACTTCTACCAACCAGAAGAGAACATACACGATGAAATAAATCAGAGGTGTAAGTAATAACCACCAAAAGCTTATCGCCCCTGCTAATACCAACGCCCCTATTAAGATGAATGACGTGAAGAAAATTTCCAGTTGCTGAGCTGAATGGATTCTTTCCTCATTCATCTGAGTTTCTGAAGGAGTTCTTCCCCAATCGTTCCTGATGAACACCCAGAAATAAACTGCCATCATCGCAAATCCTTGAATCGGTAGATAGTCATTATAGACCTTTTTCAACTTCAAGTTCTTAAATATTTTCATACTACTTTGCTATTAAGATTCCTATTATACCTCCTACTACTACGCCTAGTATAGTGTTTCTCCATTTTTTCTTTTGGAGTACCTTCTCCCTAGACTTAAACTGCTTGTCTCTAGTATCAATGATAAGGTTAAGGTTCTCAACCTGCCTATCCTTATTCTTAATCACTTCCCATAACTCAGAATTTTTTCGTTTTTCAATCGTCAGAATACTGTCTCTCGTCAGTAAAGTTTCCCGTAACAATTGCAATTCTTCTTCCAGTGCATCTCTTTCAAGTATAATCAAGTTCATGACGGTCACTTGCTTAGGAGTCACCAGCACAACTGTATCACCTTCTACGACTGCCCTCCTCGGAAAGTTTTCTTGACAAAAACAGGATACTGCTATCAAGAGAAAGATTACCAACATGGTCAACTCTTTCATCATACTTATTCTTTAAATCAATGTACCTAATGTAATACCTATCCAGCTTTTCAGTCAAAGCCTGTACCGTGTCATTCATCCTACTGACACTCTCGAGTAAGTCCCTGTTCTCCTTCACTAGTTCCTCATTCGCCTTCTTCAAAGTATCAAGCAAGGGAGTCACTTCCTTAATGTCTTCCTTATCACCCCTAATTGATGAGTTGAAAATCAACCAAGCAATGAAAGTAACAAAGATTACTCCTAACGTTATACTCCAAATGTTTTTCATCTCAGCCCCCTTTCTATGTAATTAAGTAGTGATTTCTCAAACGGGTTATCATTCTCTTCCCCTGTACCACCTTCTCCTCCGGGCGTCTCTTCTTGTCCTACTATACCGTTCATCACTCCTCCGCCCATTTGCTTGGCCTGCTGGATCTGTTGGTATACTAGATTCAAGATCGTGTCTTTCTCAGGGTCAAACTCTCGGTTGCTCCACTTCTTGAACCCATCTTCAAGTGACATAAACCCGTTGCTGACTTTCTTCACGTCCATGTCCAAAGACAGTTGCTGATCTTCTGTCTTCACTCCACAAAATATGAACTCGAAATCAGGATCAATCCTTTCCACTATGTACTTAGTGAAAAGCCTTTGTTCCATCTTTAAAATAGGAGTCAACCCTTTGGACTGTGAGTGCTTGAGGCGTGCTTTCTGACCGTCCTGACCGAATACTTGATTGCCTGTTTTCTTCAAGTTAAAACCGCACTCCGTGGGATCAATCCTGAACATACAGCATGATATGACGATAAGGAACTCCAACCAGTTATCAAACTCCATGTCCTTGTTAGTAGTCTGCATATCAATCCAATTGATCTTAGCGTTACCGGATTCGATAACAGGGGTCTTATGTGAGTTCTGAACGCCCACTATAGTGTTCCTCCACATTTGCTTGAAATCATTCAATGCGTTAGGAGGCACATTACCTTCAATCGAGAAAAAGCCTTTCGGGTTAGAACCCTGAGAGAAGAAATTACCGTTGTATTGCATACCGTAAAGCAACCAAGTCACCACGTTCACCATGTCTTCAAGTTCAGACACACCGTACCCGTTTGCGTGAATGTCAGTGGTCTTATTACGAACTCCCATGCACATCTCCCAGGGGTAATAGGCCGTGTAAACTTGGTCTTGATAAACCTGGAGGTACTTCGGCAAATACCCGTCAATCTCCTTGTAATACTTCCTAAGGTTGTCTTCTTGGCCTATATCAACTAACCGAATGGTAGACCCATCAATAGGCAGGTACTGAACTAACTTACCCCTAACGTTGTTACAGAATTCTATACAGGCCTGATCTATCGTCAACGAATCGTAGGTTATCATTCGTAGGTAATCCCCGAAACTATCAAAGTCCCACCTATTCTGAGTGATCCCCCCTTCATTGATGAACCGAGTTATATACTCAATCGTTTTCTTGTCTTCTCTGTTTAATTTCTCATCCCCCTTGCCCCATAATGATTTCTTTCTCCTAATCATCCACCCCTCTTCTTGCTCTGAGTCCACAGCCTCAGAGAAATTTGCAACCTGATCTACCCTAGTACTGATAACTGTCCTGATAACAGGCGTTCTTCCCATCTTCCTCAAGGTATCGTAAGAGATACCCTTATAAGGAACACGGTAGTTATTAACGTTCAAGGAAGATATATTAGGATCAAAAAGGAATGACTTAATCTCATCTGACGATGATTGCTTTTCCTTTAGGTACCTTGCCGCTTGCATGATAGAATAGGGGTCATCAGACTGAAGAGATTTCTGAATGAGAAGTTCTTTCTCGATCCTTATTTTTTCCTCTAAGGTATCAAGTTCATGAAGAGTCAGTTCCCTACTCGGTGAACCGACTCCTTTCTGACTTCTATGTCTCTTATTTCGTCCCATTCCTTACTGTCCTTTTATCAAGCCATGACCGGTTCCCAACCAGACTCAGTTTTACGCATTACCTGGTTACCCCATTGCCGTGTTTCACTCACTTCTGCTTCCTTACCTTTCATGAATGATTCAACAGTTCTTCCTGAAATTCCTAAACGTTCTGTTAGGAAGTTTGACTTAATGATGCAATTCTCATCAAGCATAGAAGAGAGATCCACATAAAGCTGAGATTTCCGCAAGTTTTTATCCACGACTGATATTTTCACCAAGGATTCAGAAACTCCTGGGTCTATCTTGTTCGCTTCCGTGTCAGATTTCTGTAAACGGTTGTAATCAACAACCAACTTTGCGAACCCTAAACTAGTCAACACCCGTAATGAAGGATTTGACTTCTTCAAGTCATCCATCTCTTCACTAGTGAACTCCAATAGGTTGGTAAAATTTTCCTTATTCATTTTGATCAAAATTAAATTCATGAATTATGACCAAATATAATAAATTATTAAACTATTCCCAAATTTATCACCATAAAAATAGGGACTAATCTTAGTCCCTATTCATCTACTCTTCTTATACTCAGGATCTTAATCCCTTTCGCAATGCTGTAACTCCTGCATTGTCTTATAATGAACGTAGATTGCACCCTCAGGGACTGTCCTTTTAGGTTTCCAGCATTTAGCAAGGTCGAAGTAATACTTCACGTTGTCACTTCCTAAGTGCATCGTCACGAACCCCTTATGACGCATTCTCTCATAGTTCATCGCATAACAGAAGTCATATTGGTTGAACTCTGAATCAAGTACTAATTTCCCTTGCTGCGCAACATCGGAGGTAAGTTATCATGCCCATGACGTTAAACAGAAGACTGCCTCTAATGTACGAATAGTCATGTACCATGATACCCGCTTGATAAAGGAGACCTAAAACTAAGTTCAAGAACAAGAAAGTGATCGTCAGTTTGTAATAAATACAAAGTTTATACCTGATAATGTTACAAACGAATTGAGGGAAGAAAATAAGAGAACAACCCGTAAGGATAGAAAGATAATCATGAACAGAAGTAGTGTACTCATCTAGCAAGAATAACACTCCACTAATTAGGTTCCCTAGAATCATAACAAATGGACTGTACATGACGTAAGCTCTTTCAATTATCCTGAAGGTTGTTCTTTTCATAAAAATCTAACAGCAGAACTTAAAAACGGTTACTTTTTAGGTTTTGTCGGTCTAGGGTCTCCTGGATACCCTCCTCCGATCGGTGGAATTTTAGATCCCTTTGTCTTAGGCATAATCTCTAAATTTAAAGGTTAATATATGTGTTAATTAAATTAATGCGTATCCCTTCGTCTTTTCCTCATTCGCTATCAGTATAGGGTAGTCCCCTTGCCCTGGGTTCTGCAAACTTATCTTAGAACCGAAGTTCACACGTGCAGCCCTTGCGTAAGGTAAAACGGTATTGTCTAACGACCCTAACGGCAGTACCCCGGTTATACCGAACCTATCGAAACAGTAGTTAGGTGCCATGTAATAAGTTCCTCCATCGTTAGGTACTGGATTCTTCTGATTCGTCAGAGTAAGTAACAATTTGGGTTCTGAAATTCTAGAACTACCGTTTCCTGTCATCACCTGTCCTCTAATTGCGTCAAGCCTTTGACTCCAAAGTCTCAGCATACCCGTGGAGATCCACTCCCCATAAATACAATAATTGGCAAACTCATCGAAGTAAACTAAAAACTCAGATTTCTGACTGTCACGATACCCTGTATCATCAGTGTATAGGCCTGTCCTTGTTCCTCTATCAACCCAATAACTACTCCTCGACATTAGGTTAGTAGCGTCTAGAACCATTAACCTATAATCCCAAGGATCAAGAAGAGTTCCAGTCCCGTACCTGATAACGAAGGCTATATATTTACCGTTCCTAGTCAACCATACCTGCCATAGGGTACTATTACTAAAACTTGCGTCCCAGAACTGTATCTCAAAAGAATCATCTTCTAATAACCAACCGGAAGAATTCCTTGCCAGTTTGAATCTCATGATCTGAAACACGTTTTCACCTTGACTCGCTAAACTAGCATTGTAAACCCAAGCGGCAGGAGTGTCTTCAAAACTACTACCCATACCTCCAAAGGTCGTGTTAGAAGTCAAAGATAGGAAGGGACAGATTCCGCCTGACATAGTAGGCACCTTACTACCTAGAACCCTAAAACTAGGATCACTAATTTTCTGATAGACCAGGGCAGTCAATCCTAAAACAGACGATCCATTATAAATGGAAACGATGTAATCACCACATATCTGCGAGGTGATAACGTAAAAATAATCTTGCCCGTCTTCTACTACCTGTCTCACCGTGATAGGAGCTATCGTGTCATCCTCTGGATTGAAGACTAATACCTTCCTACCGTTTCCAGTGGAAATTTCCGATGAAATAATACCGAAGGTCTTGCTATACGTGTCCCAAAACACTTTTTGCTGTGCGTACATCACAGTACCTTCTACCTTCTCAAGGTAATTACTACCGTCACCTTGAACTGTCTTCTTATACAGGTAATCGTTTATCTCCGTGTTCCACTCATATACTTCGCAGGTAAGTATCCCTCGAGTTGTCTTGTTGGAAGAGTAATACCTAAGCAAATACCTACCGTTAGGAGAAACACAGTACTTTATATTGAAATACCCAGTCGCCTTTATACCGCCTTCTGGACTCCATTCAGTCAACGATAATTGCTGCCTAGGCACTACTGAATAGCAAGGCACGATGTCTCCTACCTCCCACCGATTAGGGTTAGGGGCAATATCCAAGTCTACCAACCGGTGAGTCTTCATCACTACTCCACCAGGCAGTCCTACCTGAATTGCTTTAATCTTATTTGGGTAGTCAGCGAAAATGGTACTGGAAGGTACCTCAACACCTTTCCCTATAATCGCTTGGCGTATGTTTTCTTTAGTGTCCGCCAGTTTATCTAATTTTTGTCCTATCGTTCCCATGATTCAGCTTTTATTTATACCCTATCGCAATCCAGTTAAACCTTCTCTCTGTTCCCTCACCGTTAGTGATCTTGAATCCCGTCTCTGTTAAATCAGAGTATCCCCAGTTCTCCTGTGACCCTAAATCCGTGTAATCCCACGCTCCAGTGATAGAATAAACTACTGAGAACCTAGTAGGGAAAGTGACATCTTTCCTACTATTACCAGTCACAGTCGTATGCCCCCACTGAATACAAAGGTGATCTATCTCTGCGTGCCCGTTATAACCCCAACTAGCGTTGAAGGAAGGAACGTTGGAAGGGATCGCAGCAAGTGCGTCTAACTGCGCTTGTGTCACGAACTTATGAGCGGAATCTGTCAAAATGTCAGTCGCCTGGTGAGTATGTTCTAACTTTGCGTAAAGTTCATCAGTTTCTGCCTCTGTTAAGAACCCTTGCTGTTCTATCCATGCCTGAAGTTCTTCTTTCGTGTAGTAGTTTTGGAAAGTTTGATTTAGTTCGTCTTTCGTGTAATAATTTCCAGGAGTGAAATTCCTTTCATCCCATATTTTATAAGAGTTACTCCCTATCACGTGCATAATGTCACCTTCTGAAGTGACAATCTGAGTAGGGATAGAAGTACTCCCTATGATCAACTTATCGGTGTTATCCACCTTCATGATCTCAACAAGAGTAGCGTTAGAGAGATAGGCAGAGAAACCTTTGTTATTCTTCTGGATAATTCGTTCATTGCAGTAGAGATCTCCTGTCAAAGGAAACTCGCTGCCTGCAGCTAACGGGAGGAAAGACAACTCAGGAAAATCCGTGATCTCACTCACCGTGTGTTTATGAGAGGCATCCCAATAAATCGGTGCTAGTTCGTTCCTGTTAAATGTCACTGTCCCGTTACCGTTACCTGATACACTGTTCAAGTAAATGTCAACACCTTCTGAAGAATAATCATTGATAGGCTGGTACTTCGTGGTAGGATCTCCGTTTCCTACCGCTAGGAGGACTCTCAATTCTCCATCTCCTGTTAAGTATTTCACCGAAACAGGTTTACCGTACCCCCAGTCAGGTAACTGTGAGAGTGCCGTCTTCGCATCAAGTATATTAGGGTAAACTGATATACCCCTCTTGAAAACTATTTCTGTAACCGTTTCTGCCATGATTCAATTTCTTGCTGTAAATATACAAAAACTTTTCAATAATTCAAATCCAATTTTATAAATATCATTAAGCCGTTATCCTAGCCCCGAATGTTTGAGTAACTCCTTGAAACGTGAAAGTAAAAGTTGCATCAATATTTGGTGGAATTATATTTAGATTGATTGGAACATAACAACCACTTCCATCAAGATTATTGACAATACCATTGCTCCAAGGGGCGCCCATTGGTATCGGGATATTAATTCCAGCCACGGTAGCCACTCCATCTAAAGCATAACCGCCTAAATCATCAATAACACCTACATCCTTCGACATAGACCTACTGAAATAAAAATATGAACTATTCGCTTTGCTTATCGTTATTTTATTCGTCTCTGATGCCTTGTCCATGTTAGGCACGATATTATTTTCAGTTGTTCCTGTACCACCAGTGCAAACATAAGGTACAGTGGAACCCCATGAATCTATCGCAGGTGATTTACTGGTACTCGGGAGCATATTGCCCTTATACAGCCTATGTAATATTTGAAGTTCCATACTGACAAGTGCTCGATTGAAATAGGCGTACTCCTGAAGGTACCCGTTCCAATAATCAAGGGGAGGGGTGATAGTTTGAAACGCACGTCCCAACCAGATATGTCCATCCCAAGTCCTATCTCGATCACTGTAATCAACAGGTCCCCCTAACGGGTGTTCGTCTGGAGCCATAAGACCGTATTTTTTACCGTTGAGATAGAAATCCAAAGTTCTAGAAGGCCAATCAAAAACAACGATAAGGTGATTCCACCCGTTCACTATCCAGTTTGACGCAGTGGCCTTACATACTTGGTTTGAGTTCCCGTTATACAGTTGAAAACGCATCGCCACCTCTGTCGGGCTACCAACAGCGTCTAACCCCATAGCGTACCCTAGTCCTAAAAGCCCGTTACCGTGAAGAACACCCCCCATGATACCATCATACGTAGTATTCTGAGTACCCATAGAGAAAGCACAGATAGATATTGTGAACGATTCAGTACCCTCAACCACATCAGGGAGGCGTATAGCCTTTCCTCCATCTATCAAGTCAAGGCACGTACTACCGTTGAATCCCGCTGTATAGTATTCCATGGTTCCGCCTATCGTTGCCTCTGGGTTATTCCCGTTCCCTGAATAGTCGTTTATATCTCCCCCTAAAGGTAGGTACACTGTCGGTCGCAAGTTTAGGAGGGTACTGATTCCTGCTACCGGCCATACCTTCACGCCTTCATACCACGCCTCTATCAAGTTTCCACCTTCAAAAGCTCCTGCCTTCAAGTCTCCTAATGTTCCTAACGTTATTCCCATATCCCCTATTTTACTACTAAATATAAAACTCCACTTGCTTGTGTTGCCGGTAACGCATCGACAACTTGAATATCGCTCACTCTCTTTGCTGAGGTTGATTGTACGGGCTTAGGTATAATAGATTCCCAGTTGGATTCATCTAGGATCTTGTAATCCGCTGTTCCTTTGGTGTGAATCAGGTCAACATTTCCACTTCTAATTTTGGTAGTTCCTATCGCACGACCGAAATGTGCTAACTGAGTACTTTGTGTCCAAACCAAGGAATTTCCACCTGCATCATCTAGTGACCATACTGAAGGAACTCTCATTGATGTACCGTAGAACCTATACTGGGCGGTATTATATTGAACATCGCCCACCCCTATCCATGCAAATTCAGCAACATCAGCATTACCGAAACTACCAAATCTAATTCTAGATGCTGGTGCACTATTATTTGACCACATGATACTTCGTTCCCATCCCCCGATATTAATCATGTCGATTAACAGTGATCCAGTTGCCGTCACGTTAAATGGACCCACGTTGAACTTCCCTGCAGTGAAACTGTTCGTTCCGGTGAACGTGTTGTTCCCTGATTTCGTTGCAAGATCGACTAATTCTGTCTTCGTCCAATATCGAGCGTCTGATTGTGTCTTCGTGTAGTAGTTCGTCAGGTCACCTGAAGGGACGTACCCCTCCAACTCATCTGCAGTGACTACCCGTTTCCACCCTGCGACACCGTACCCTGCCTTCCCACTAGTGCGGAACCACAAGTGGTTGGTCTTCTGATCGGTGTCTGACGTGTGAATGATGTCAAAGGCGAGTTGAGCGTTTAGATTAGTGTAATCTTGCAGTCCTAACTGATATACTGTACCGTAGGAGAAACCTTCTGGAGCATTCGTCCAATAGGTTAAATCTGAGTAGTTCGCTGCTGCACCACCGTACAAGAGGTCACTGTCTAGGTTCACGGCAGCATTGAGCTTTCTCACTTCAAATCCCCTAGCGTAGAAGATAGTGGGGACTTGATCAATCACCCAGTTTTGAGTGGCTATCACCCCTGACTGCGTTCCCGTGAATATTTCCCATGCGTCACTCTTCGGTGAATAATATAAGGAAGATTTCGAGACTCCTGCCTGTGTTGACACGAACATACCAGGGTACCCCGTGTCATCAGCCCCTAATTTCACCTTATACCCTGTCGTTGACGTGTTTAAGGTTAGGGTTTGCTCAACTACTGGGTTTACCCTGTTCGCCTTGCTGTCAGGATCGAAGGAATGAGCCGTCCAGATCTTGTAGGGAGTCGTGCCTTCAAGGTGATAAAGGTCTTTGCCTGCTGCCGTGCTGAACTTCATGTCCTGCACGTTCATATTCCCTAACACGATGTTCCCTCCCGCAGGGTCTAATATAGTCCTTGACGATGAAGAAGACACCTCATAGTACAACTTCGAATCTGTCCCTAATGTCACCGTGTCCTTGAACTTCACTGCCTTTGAGAAGTCCGTCACGCTCTCTACCCTGATCTTCGAGGATGCGCCTAACTGGATGACTTCTTCTCCATCGAGAGTAGCACCTTGTAGGACTTGCATATAATTCCCCTTCGAGTCTTGCACGTAGATAGGCTTCAAGGTCTTCATGTAGATCTTCTGATCGAGGTAAAGGTCTCCCGTGACGTGTTTCCCTGATCCTGCGGACAGCGGTAAATAGGTGTCCCCTATCTCATTCACTTTGGTGGAAAGTATCTTCCCTTGTTCTGCAGACAGTACCTTACTCGTTCCTCCCGTGACTAAATCGTCTATGATGTCAGCATGATAGAGTGCCTCTGACCCGTCAGAAGTTCTATTGAAGGTAGTCGCTGTCACGGGTACCGTGAACTGCGCTACCGTGTCCTTCAAGGTGAGTTTAGTAGTACCGTTTCTCTTAAGGATCATGTCAGTACCAGCGTCTATTGAACTGGGGACGATGAGATTCTTATAGAAACGGAAATTGGTCTTGTCAGTGTCAAGGTTAAGGTTTGAGTCTCCCGCACTCACGAACAAAGATCCCTTGGCGTTAGTGTACGTTAAGGTCTGAACTAGTGTTGTCCCTGAAAAATCGTGAGACATCAATTGAAGGTATGAGTTGCTATCCGTGAAGAACAACTTCCTATTAGAAGGCACGGTGTTAGTCGTTTTCAACCGTTTGGTAGCGGAGTCCCAAGTGACGAACATACCGTCCACCATGTTCGCTTCCTCGTCACGCAAGGCGAGTGGCCAGATGTTCCCTACTTCTCCCGCCTTGAACCTCTTGTCTGACTCATCGAAGACGATCTGGTAGTTAGGCAAGGTGCCTCGGTCTATCTCTATACCGGCTATCCCTTTCGTCACTCCTGCTCCTACTTCTCCTTTGTTGATCAGGAGTAGGTTATCGTTGATCTCAACGGTCTCTGCCTGTGATATAAAGGTGTCACCTTCCTGCGTCACGTTACCCTTGATAGTGATATTGCCTAGGGTAAGTCCAGCGTAGTCAGTGTCTCCAGCGTTCCTGAGTTCAAGGTCTCCTCCCTTGCCTTTCAGTTTGGGACCGTTAGACGTTGAATCGACTTGAAAAGTAGATGAAGTGGTCCCCGTGTCCGTGTTCTGGACGTGTGACTTACCTTCCAACTCTACTAAGCGATCGTCAGTCACTGAACGCCAAGCGTCCACTACTTCTTTCCAGGCGTCCGTTACTTCTATGTAATCATCAACCTTCTTGTTTAAGGCCTCCGTGTACACTTTCAACGTCTGAAAATCTTCATCGTCTGCGAGTACCCTACACTTGCCTACACCGTCAGCAATACCTATCGCCAATAGTCCCCTTGTCTCACTGCCTACTTTATAAGTGGCGACTGCAGGTTTACCTACTGACCAAGTCAACGACTGCAACTTGCTGATAGCGGTAGCCCGGTTCGTGAAAGGCGCCAGACTGCGCAAGAACTGTATGTCAATAATCTCGTTTTGCATTTCTCTTTAACTAAAAGTTCCTCCATCAATTCTTTTCACCCTCAACGCCTTCTCCTCAACAACGATAGACGAGTTATCCACCGTCACGTCTATCTTCGCCTTGTAGTTCGTCAAGGTTACTACCGTCACGTTCCCATCTATCAATTCCTTCACCTTGTAAGTGTCGATCAGATCCTTCAAGATTTTACCTTGAGCCGCGGAGAGCGGGAGGATCGTTGAAGTCGTGGTCAAGTTATTGACTATCGAGGAGCGTAAGAGAATCGGGTTTCCAGTATCGTCTATGAAGGTGATATTGCTTACTTCCTTCGTCTCACGGTCGTAGTCGTACCTGATTGCGTGTACTTCGTAGGAGAGGTAATTCGCTGAGGACGTTCCCTTGTTCGTTAAGAATGTCCTGTACGTCACGACAAAGTTGTTCTCTGACGTTCCCATGTCGATGTCTCCTATGTACAAGGTAGAATCGAGTAACGCCTGAGCACCGTCCGTCACGTCTACCTGGACACTGACGTGTTTCAAGGTGCCTTCTATGAACTCCTGCGTCAGGGGCGGTAACTGCTCCGTCAACTGATTGATGAGTGACGCCGTGGATGAGTCTCCTTCTACTTTCTTCAAGTGTAACTTCCTCAAAGAGTCGATGACGGCCTGGATGAAGTCCATCGAAGGGAAAGGTATCCACTTCTGTTGCTCCTTGCTGTAGTACTTCAAGGCAACGTCCGCTGTCTCACCTTCATCGTACCACAGTATCCTTTTATCATTAGGCGGGGTGGTACCGAAAGCGATTGCCGCTATCTGTCCTAAATTCTTAACCCGCTCCGTGTAGTTATTCATAATAGTTCGTGTTTATGTGGTTTAAAACGTTGTCCGTGGTGTCCTGGTAGTAAATCGGGTTGATATTACCAGCGTTGTCCACTATCACTTCTCCTGTTAGGTCCCTCATGATGAACCCCCGTAACCTAGGGTACGAGGTTGAAGGTACCGGTATATCAGCGTGGGGCGTGAAGTACTCTTCCGGTAACACCTTGATACCGTCTTGTGATCGTACTATCGTGAATAGGTCTTCCCACTGAACTTTCGTGTCTGTCCAGTTACGGAAGTCAAACGCTTGAGACACCTGCTCCTGTATCGCCATCCTCAAGTCATCAGAATTGATGTTAGAGAAGTAGGACACCCTAAAATCCATGTCAACGTAAGTCGCCTGGATGTTCCTTATCTCGATAGGCGCACCAGCGTCCAGACCGTTCGTCACTGTTTGCTCTTTCAATGACAAGTAGAACTTCGATTTAGACAAGAGGTAGTCTATCTCTTCTTCCGTCAAGTCTACACCGTTCACCGTCATCACCCCTAACACGGACTGTCCTGAGGCGTTTATACCTATCTTCTTCACGTCTAGTATATTCGTGTTCAAGGTCTGGAAGACAGATTTAATCTTGTCCAAGGTATCGAAGGCGAAGTTATTGAAGTTCTGGAGTATCCTATTACGTAAGGAATCGTCAGACTCAACGTCTACACCTCCCTCCGCTGGTACCTCGTTGATGACGTACTTATGACCAGAAGGAGTAGGAGTCACCCTGTTAATCGTGTTCGCTGGAACGTTCGTTGACGCCCCCAAGTCGTTTGATTTCAGTTTAACGTAATCATACCCAGATTCTCCCATGACAAAAGTTTCTTCTAACGAGAAGGTGAACCCTCCAGTCGATGCGAAGGTAGTACCACCTACTGGGTAAACGGTACCAGGGTCAGCGACTATCTTAACCCAAACGGATGAGCCTCGGTCTTTCTGCCTTGATGACACCCCCGTTCTCATCGCTACCCTATCGAGGTACTGCCCGTAGGCGTAATCTGGGAACATCTCGGATTCTACTAGTGCAATATCCTTCACTGTCTTCTGTGAGATCTTCCCTATACCGTATCCTACTCCTCCTAGGACTGAGTTGTCAGAGACCTTTGATACCTTCCCTGCTGACTTGTTGATCACTCCTTCCAAGAAAAGTTGCTTGTATTCCTCTACCGTGTATATCTTAGTTTCCATTGATCGTCTGTTTTACTTCGTTACCTAATTGTGAGATCAGTTGTACCTCGATAGAAACCCTGTCTCCCTCGTTGTCTATTGATACTATGTTAAAGGTACTGATCGTGTCATCAGACCCTATCGTTGCGTATAACTGCCTAATGAAAGTAGGCATCATGTTCAGTACCACGTTCTTATTAGAGATAAGTGACTTGTCTAACCCCTGAGAAGGTATCTCTGGGTTGTCATTCTTCAATAAGCCTATCAGTATACCGCAGGCCTGGTAGAACGTGTCTTGCGGTTGGAGGCAGAGTATGTCCCCCTCCGTGAAAGTGATCTTCTTGCAGAGGTCTTTGCCTAGTAGATTCTGACCCGTGTTGTTGTCAACCACTGATTGCAACACCATGCCTTCGTTCTCAACACTAGACGAGAAAGTCAACGTGGTACCGCCCCTCAAGTCGTAATCCCTCTCCTTAATCTTATTCCTCATCAGTATGTCAAGTGCCCCTTCTTCGTGATCGTCATACCCGACTTCCGTTGATAGGTTCTCAAACGTCTGGTTCTGGCGTAGAATAATCTCAACTTCCATGCCTTCTTTGAACTTGCCTTTCACTAACGATGATCTCAACCACCTATCGTAGTTGTCCATCATCTGTAATGACGTAACGCAGTCCTCAAAATAATCTATGATCTCGAAGTCGGAGTAGTTAGTGAGCATATTCCTACCCTGTGATACCTTCTGATAAACGACTGGTACCTTCTTAACCAACGATTCTAGGAGGTCCATGCCCGTTTTAGGGTAGTCACCACCGTTAGTGTAGTAGTACACTATATCCTGCTGATACGATGAAACCAGGCTCACGAAGTCCTGGAAGAAACCTTGAAGGTCAAAATTAATCAGTTTCGCTACTCTTTCTACTGGTTTCATCTCAACACGTTTTGAAGTATAACATTCTTCGTCTTGTTCACGGCAGACGTGATCACCTTCTGTGACGTTCCTAACGCTACTTTCGTGAACCTTTCTGCGGTAGTGAGGTTGATAGGAGCGAGTATCTTCAAGGTCAAGGAGTAATTCCACATCATGTTAGTGGAAAGGTCCTGTGACCCTTCGAAGTTCATGACCTCACATAAATAGGATTCTCCTAAGGGAAAGTTATGAAAGTATAACCTGTTAGGGAGTCCTTTTGAATCGTTCTCATTTGATCTCTTGCATATCTCTTGCAGGATTTTAAAAGTACCGTACCCGTTCTTGATCGTTGAAGACAGTTCAGGGTTAGGGTTCTTGCGGAGTGCAGTGAAAACTGTTTCTTGCTGGCGTACTAATATCTTAAACGCCCTACCGAATGACCCTTTGATCGTCAGGTCTTGCGGGGTAAACCCAGTCCCCCGTACCACTGTCACCCCGTTCAGTGTCTTGTCTATCGTCTTGATGTAGGGTTCTGACTTGACTATTGAGTTGGGGTTTATGGGAAAAGTCAAGTAATCCAGGATGTTGTCAGATGAGTCTGTCAACTCCACCGAGATCATGTACAACTCAAACTCCTTGGGGTACATGGTGTGAAGTGTCGCTCTCACCGTCTTGTTACCTATGTCTCCCACGGAACCAAGCAAGTTTTCTATTAAGTCAGAATTTATAGACATTTCCTTAAATTTAAGATCATAAAGATAAGGAAAGTTTCTCAAACTTCAAAAGTTTTTAAATAAAAAATGTCCCGGTGTTATCACAACAAGCGGGACGGTTCTGGAGGTCTTGTAATCTTTCACCAAAACAAACCTCCGACTTTTTAATGTATAACGGTATACGTTATCACTAAAAACAAAAAGTGTTACTTATGAAAAAATCTTATATTTTCAAGTTAGTCCTTCTTAAACAAAGCGGACAATTCTGCCCTTAACTCTTCCGTGTTAGTGCATTGATTCTCCTTCGGCCTTTCTTTCACTTCTTTCTTGTTGTCCTTCACCACTTCAACAAAGTACAAGTTATAGGCCTCGGGGAATTCCTCTTTCAAGCGAGCAACAGTAGGGATATTCTCCAAGACACAAGAGACCTTATTCCTCAACTTAATGTACTTCTCATTTAACCGCATTAGGTCTTCTAATTTCTCCCTATAACCCTGAAAATAGGGGTACTGCATGAATTTCTCTTTTAACGAGACACCCTTCCCTTCATAATCGAAGAAAGCAGGTGCGTTCACCGATAACCACGCCTGATTAAAATCTCTTGAAAACTGATAAAGTTCAGGGTACTTATTACTGTCTATGACTTCTTTCATCATTACAGAACTCATCTTTGAAAACACGGAAGGATACTTGTCTCATACCTTCCGAACGTCATCAGGTAACAAGTACAAGAAGAAGTCTTCGACTATCCTACTCATTTCCTTCACCGTGCTCTCAATGTCCTTTTTAAGAGGTTTCAGGAGGAGTCTCTTTATCTCCTCCCGTCTACTGTCAGTTAATTTTATTGCCATTTCTTTTAAATTTAATCGTTAAGGTGCGACATACATACAGTAGTGAGCTGCCTTCCCTAGGGAGTAATCTGACCTGAACTTCAAGTAGTAGTCATACGACTTCTTGATCTTCACCCGTGCCTCCTGAGGGTTGCATCCCATCTTAATAGCTGCCTTTATCAACTGTTCTACCGTGTATGTCTTTTTCATAACCTTCAACTGTTTAATGATTTATTTCAATACACAAATATAACATTTATATGTCTAACTACAAAAAGTAATCAGTAAATTTTCACCTACTGACTGTTAAACTTTGTTAAGAAGTAGTACCCTTATCTGACAACTCCTTCCTCTCGCCTATCCGTTTCAACACCTTCAAGAGGTTCTGCCTGACCGTGTTGTCCTCAACGATCACGGCGTCTTCTGCCTGCGGGTACTTCTGCCTCTCATGCTCAACCAAGTCCTTCGACTTCCTCTCGAGGTCTAATATGTCATAGTTTGAAGCGGAAGGGTATATAGGTTTCGTCTTGAGGTCATCGTTCTTCCTGAACCCGTTCCATTTAGCGTAGAAGGAATAGGCGAGACGGTCCATGAAGTACTGGGAGTTAAGTCCTAACCTTGACGATATACGTGAAATCACCAACTGCTGGATAGTCAGTCCTTGCAGGAGTCCTGAATCTCTCATGTAATGGTTTATAGTCGCCTCAACGTCTATCTTCCCTGAGACAGTCAGTTTCAGTTCCTCACCTTCTACCTCCTTCCTCGCCTGTTCAAGTATCCCCCTTATCTCTTTCGATATGTTCAACCTCATGGACAGTCCAGCGTTCTTATACAACTCGTAGAGGTCGATGAGGAGATAGTTCAGTTTGTTGAGACGAGACTTTTTCACCGAGATTGATAGATCAGAGAGGTCCTCTCTCCATTTCTTCCTCATGTCCTGTACCTCTTCATAATGCTGCAACTGAAATTTCCTTATCTCCCGGGGATGAACCTTTTCTCCCTTCTTCTTCAAGACAATGGATATTTCAGTGGCGGTGAGGTCTTTACCTAACATCTCGAGGATCTGATCCTTGTATATAGTCATGATCTCGAAAGGGGTTTTCTGACCGTCTGGCAGTATGCCTAGGGCAGATTCCAACTTCGTCATCTCCTTCCGCATGATTGAGTACTTCTTGTGACGTTCAAGGTATTCCTGTCCCTCCTCTTCTTTTATCTTGTGAAGGTACCCCTTGAACAAGGGTAGTGATAGATCGAATTTCCTATTTAAGAAGGTTACTACTCGGTCCTGTTCCGCCTCATCCCACTCCTGACGCAACTTGTTATACCTGACCCGTGCTTCTTCCATCTCCTTCTTGTTCCTCACCCTGACGGGCCCTTGAACGGTAGGTGCCTTCTCCTCTTTCACCTTCTTCTGAAACATATCCTTTGATAACTTCGCCATACCTAGTCTATTTTCCCAAACCTTCTCGATGTCTTCCTCTTGTACTTCTTGTAATCGTCCTTTAAATCATTCAAATCCCTATACAATCTCAACACGTGGTGAGTGAGGTAAAGGATGCAAGGGAAGAGTAGTAAGCATACAATTAGTAGTTCTATTTCCATAAAAGTAAATTAGGAGGGACATTTTATCCCTCCACTGATCATGATAACTATTTTAGAAACCTTCTTCCATCTCCTTCACTTCTTCCCGAGGTTTTTCTTCTGGGAATAACTCGTAAAGGAGTTCCTCGAGCATCTCAGCACCTTTCTCATAACGTGACTTCTCACATTCCAACTCTATGATTTGCTCGATAGGAAGTGGGTAGTATCCCTTAACACAATCCAACTGCGCTTCAATCTCCGATACTTTTTTCTTGTTTGAAATAATCCTCTTCTGCAAAGAGAGGGACGTCTCCTTCAACCTTAATCGGTTTGTCTGCTCTTTCAACTCCGGTGATATTTCCACCGCCTCCTGAGAGAGTCTTTCCTTGTAACTTTTTCCTGATTCTTTCATGAATTACTAATATGTTTGATAAATTAAATTCTACATTCCCTTCTTCAACTGCCCTGTCCATGAGACCAAGTATCAAGTGACCGGGTAACTTATACTTCGTCTTGTCACCGACATACGTCTTAACAGAGTCAGAAGTGCCGACTACCTTCTTCTCACAATCTAGGAAGAAGTACTTCCTTTGAGGAGACTTTACCAGAACTCCCCTCAATCCCCAGCCTTTCCTCATCAACATACTGAAAAACAGGTTTAGATCAGTATCACTCACTTCTTTCGTGTCTGCGCCTAAACTGAACTTATAACCGTTGTAATGATCCTCCAAGAATTTAGAGAGTATCACCATGAGTTCATTTCTTCCAGTAGGTTTACCGTGTAACTCGAAAAGTGCTAAACTATCATAATTCGCCCTACAAGTTAGGAAGAGTGACTTGTCACAGAAACGGATGTAGTAGTACCCGTCTTTCACGGTTTTAGGAACCGTGAAATCCATTCCTTTCAAGATGTTAAGGAAGAGTGGTAATTCCTCTTTGTCGATGTGTTCACCCACGATGAACTTCACTCCTACTATTTCCCCGTTCATGACCTTAACGCTTTATCCATCACTACTCCTAGGATCATCTCGTAATAACCGGAAAGGCAAGTTTTCACTACCTTCTTCAACGTTTCTTCCAAGTTTGAAATGTCAGAACGTCCTAATACCTTCTGCGCCCTAGTGACGTAGGGTACATCTCCGTACTCTACTTCTAATAAAGAGATACCTAATTTTTCTATGACTGACACCTTCAAGGTGGTCTTGTTGATGTCCTTCGATTGGTATACCAGTACTGACCCGTCAGACCAGACTTTCTTCTCCTGGGGGAGTTCATCGAGTATATCCTTGTACCCTCTCCCTTTCAAGAATTCTTTCACTATTTCTACTGTTTCCATTCTCTGATAGTTTGTTTTGTCATGTACAAATGTAACAATTATATTTGAGACTTGCAAGTTTTATCACCCTTCTTTTTCTTCCTGATCTCCTTCAACTCCTCTCTCCACATTTTCCTGATCAGATCCCTATTGTCTCTCGTGTTTTCTATACATCTTGAAACATCTGCACCAAGACAAGTTAATCTAACGATAGAACTGATCTCTAACGGTATATTCCCATCACGTCCATGGTACTCAGGGTCTATCTCATCGTAAACGCCTGCAGCGCATAAAAAGTAGGTGTAACCTTTGTTATCAGGTCTCCACAAGGTGAGTGAACGGTCCTTCGCCTTCGTGTTCTTCAAACTGACGATGTAGTACTTCTTTTTCATTCTTTCGGTGTTACGATTGTTCCCAGTAAATGCTCATTTCCCTCGTAAGGAATCCATTCTCTAAATGTTAAACCACCCACGGTGTGAACATACCCACCTTCAACAAATGAGTATTGACACAATTCCCAATAAGTAGATTTTACTAGTATCAAGTCAAGTGGTTTAATCACGTGTTCTTCCTTCAAGTCCTCGACCTGTTTGGTTTCAGGATTCCACTTTTTACCGATCCTCTTCAACTCTTCGGTTAAAATGACTATCTCGGAAGGTGTTGAGGGATAAATATTGTTCCCCTCCCTTACCATTAATTCACTATCCTTATACAAGGTTTTACTATTAGTGTTATACATTGCATGATACTTAACCTGATATTTATCATCACTCTTATAAAGTTTGAAGATAAATATAAATTTCGTATTGCCATCACTAATAGTCAGGTAATTCCCCTCCTTCCAAGTCAAGTATTCGGGGACTACTAGTTGTAAATCAAAATCTGATTCTTTATTTTTTCCCACATACTTACCTTCAAAAGTATACGTACAGGCGGTTGTGATATTGCGTTTCTTATTAAAATTGATGCATATTAACGAATGGCTGCCGGAAGCATCCCACTTAACTATCTCGTAATTTATTCCTCTCTTATCCACTATTTCCCCCTCCACTTCCCCGTTCTGAATCTTTTTCGCTAGTTCTAAATCGAATGGTATTGTAACTGTTTTCATGATGTTCAATTTTAATATAAAGACCTAAGACCACAATGACCCCTATTTTCTTTCCACCATTTCTCAAATTCTTGAAGGTCAACTTCCTCAATAGGGCAGACCAAGTCATTTTCATCAACGATTATCGAGGAAGAAGAATAGGAAAGTATGTGCGTGTTTCCTACGGTATTCTTCTGTATCACCTTCAAAGCCTTCCCTTCTGAAGGGATGTACTTTTTAAATTTCACTTCTTTAACTTCCATACTGATTATCTCTTTTTAGATTTCGCCAGTTTCTTCTGATACTCTCTTTCGAGGTGTAATTGTTTCTGGCCTTCCAAATCATCCGACCACCACTTCTCATGAATAGCCTGATTAGGAATGTACACTATCTTATTTCTCCTTTTCTTCGCCATCATCTTAATTGTTTAATGTATTGTATCCTATTCCTACAATTAGGGCAGGTAACTTCCTTAACACTCCCCTTAAATTCACCACCAACAGCCTCGAATCCTTCTATATCCAGTCTACTATCTGGTATTGCAGCTCCGCAGAACGTGAATTCTCCTCCTTGCGTTGAGTTGTCAACAAGACATATACATTCAAAGTCTTCCTCATAACCCCTGTAAACCATTTTTTGCAAAGTTGCCTTCATGTCTTATCTTTACCATAATCTGCGAAGTTATCACTTAACCAATCCAGCACTTTATACGGTTCATGCCTATCACCGATAGCGATGAACATTATAAGGTCAAAGATAAAACTTACTAAACAAGTAGGTAAAAACATGATAACGAATATCAATCTACATATCGGTCCCATAACTAATACTTCTCTAATAATTTCTTAAAACCCTTTATTGGTTCAATAAACTTTCTTGAGCCCTGATCTTGCATTTGAGAATGAGTACAGCCTATAACTAAACTCTCACTGTTCACACCTACATAGATATAATCTTTGCCCTTTCTCTTATTACTTTTAAACGCTTCCGATATTTCAGCCCGTATCACAGTCCCACTAGATAGATAATTCCTCTTGATCACTATGAACCGACTTAAATCCTTTGCCTCCTCTAAGGAATAACATTGGGTGTAGATTCGTTTAAATGTTTTCATAAGGTAATCCTTTCTATTTTAGTACTAGGTTCTACCATAATTCTCCTTTTAATATCATCATCATACATACTTCCCTCAAAGCGTTTTCCAGGCACTCTTCATAATCATCCCAACACCCACCAAGGTTCGGTCCTTCTTCTCCTGAGTTCTTAATGTGGGTACCGTTAGTTTTCTCAATCTCCCAGTACCACCCTGAGGCGTTGCAATCAACATGAACGTACACCTTATACCTCTTCCTTATCCACCTTGACAAGGCAGTTTGAGTAGGGCAGGCGAGTAACTCACCAATTTGCACTATTTTCCTTGCCCTTCTCACGTCAGACCCGTCTAGGTCTAAACTTTCCACGTCAACCGAGAACTCAGGCTCAAACGTTGCGTTAGGAACAAGTACACCGTCCCTGTAGGAGTACAAGTACTTCCCGTCATATTCTAACTTATAGGCGAGTCTCGCCGTTTCTAATGTCACTAACTGATCCATCACATTAAGCATTTACACATTAATACTCCCACTGTTCCCATACCGAAACCTGTACCTAGTGAAAAAGAAGCACAGGCGAGTACTATTTTCTCCGTCCTGCCCGTCATCTTACACTTTACTAGAACGAAAGTCAACACCCAGCCCACTGTCGTGATTAGGACAGTCAGGCAAGCGACTACTTGTATTAACTCTCTCATAACGTACTACTTGATTTCAAACGATACTAACTTAACGAAGTCCTTCTTCCCTTCCTTGACCAGGTCTTCTACTAGTCCACCATTCAGTACCCACCCGTTGTCTGGATAGGAAACAGTGCATCCCTTACTGATGCCTGCTTTATTAAGGTAAATACACTCTATCAACCGACAAGGACTTTCTGTCATTTCCATTTCCTCTCCTTCCGCTTGATACTGTGTTTCATCCTCCTTTACTTCCACGAAAATCACGTCCTTACCGTCTTCCCTAGAATACGAAATACATTGTCCTATAAACTCTTGTAGTATGCAACAGTCCAAGAATTTTTCTCTTAAAAAACAACCCTCGCAGCCTTGTCCTTCTACACATTTCAAGGTTTTAAATCCTATTTGAAACTCTTCACCTACTTTATATTCTGTCTTTGCCATAATCAATTCTTTTAACCTGAATTTAAGTGAGAGTCCAGGCCTTCGTCTTTCACTGAGCCTGGAACTCTCTATCATCTATTGAAATTGAAGCCTCTCCTTTTCCTTTTAGTCAACTGGGAACTCAACGAAGATCACTCTTTTCTTACTCTCTTTATCCATCACCCACAAGTGATTGTGACCACAACCGTACTCAAAGTAATCATTCTCATAAGAATCAGGAGTGATCGTTTCTGCCATGTTGACTCTCAACTCGTCTTCATCTTGTGACATCATCACTGCGTTTAACACTTCTACGAACGCTTTTGCTTTGAATGTGTTGACGTTTTCAATCTGGTTTTCGATAATTGCTTTCATGATCTTTAACTTTATTTGTTTGACTTATTTCGATATACAAATATAAAAATTATATGTCTGACTGCAAAAGAAAAGTACTAATTTTTTAGTACTTTCTTGTTAAAAAACATTAAAATCACTTACCCGTTTTCTTCTCCCTCGCTTCCATGATCGGGTTTAGTATACTGCATACTTCCCTTATCTGGCTCCTAATCTTGATCATGTTCTGACTTATCAGGTCCTGCAAGTTGTTATTCATTTCCCAATAGGAGAGTAACCTACCTTTCAAGCAAGACAGTCTTTGCTGATCTTCTAGACTGATACAGTCCTTCTCATCACTGACCATCAACTCGTCTAGGTAAGTCAGGTACTTCCTTATCATTTCACTCAGTTCTTCCATGCGTTATGGTTTATCTCGCTGCTCCTCCCAGGATCGAACTGGGTCAACTGAACGAGAGAGTCTGAGGGTGTGTAAAAGTAAATTGAAGATTATGAATCGCTTCTGCAAAATCGGCGTCTTTATGCAGGAACCCGTTCAGTATGCAACCGTTACATCAAGGAGCAAAGTAGGAAGCGTCTGTTTCACAACAGGTTTGATGCTTCCTTTACTAGTTGTGTCAAACATAAAATTAAATATCAATACTCACTAACATTTAACTTCGTAGTCTCACCGAGAATCGAACTCGGATTTAAGGTTTAGGAAACCTCCGTTCTATCCGTTGAACTATGAGACTGATCAAATTACACTATTTATGCAAATATAATGATTATATTTTAAACTTCAAACGGGGAAGGGACATTTTTCAGTCCCTAACCGCTATGATACCTTCGGGATGTCTCTCTTATACGATGACCAAACTTCGCCTTCACTGACGATCAACCAGTCATCCGCCCAGAAATCGTTGCCTGAAGGGGTGTAGTTTGAAATCATACCCTTGTGAGTAACAACGATTTGGTGGTTATAAGACAGTTCTCCTTCGCCTTCTTCTTCAAACATCTCTTCGAAGACTTCTTTCGCTACCTTCGGGAGACTTCTCATACTCTGAATTGAGTCTTTATCAACCTTCGCTGATACTTGTGCGAAGATGAAAGTGTCAGTGTCCCACGCTCTTCTTCTCGCTGCTATCAAGTTCTCACGTAGAGCTGGAAGTAAATCTTCAAATCTAATCGGTTCAGACTTAGGTGCTTCCTTCGCCTTTTCCGGTTTCTCTTCATTCCCTTTCCCAACGAAGATAGTCCAACCGAACTCAGGTAGAGTATCTATTACCTTGATAAATTCAGGTATCGGTGTGTTGTTCTCATCGTACACCACGTTGTCTTTCAAGTACACGTATTCATTACTTGCCTATGCGTCTAAATGAACTTTTTCACCTCTAAGTAAAGCCTGTTTTGCAAAATCTCTATTCATATCTTTTTGATTTATATTGTCTTATTTCGATATACAAATATAACATTTATATGTTAGACTACAAAAAGAAATCGGGAAAATTTTCATTCCCGACCCAAAATTTTTTCAAGCCTTACCGGTGTGGCCGAATCCACCATCTCCACGATCGGTAGTGTCTAATTCTTCTACTACTTCCAACTGGGCTATCGCCACTTCTTGAAAGACGAGTTGAGCGATTCTCTCTCCTGACTTGATCTCAACGTCACATGATGAGTTGTTTATCAACACGATACCGATTTCTCCACGGTAGTCTGAGTCCACCGTTCCAGGAGTGTTTAAAACGGTAACTCCTTGATTCAATGCGAGTCCAGAACGGGGGCGCACTTGTGCCTCGTACCCTTCCGGTAATTGAATCCTTAACCCTGTACCCATCAATCTTCTCTGACCAGGTTTCAGTACTACTCTTTCTTCTCCTCTCTCATAAAAGCGGACGTCCATGCCCACTGAACCGGTGGTCTTATACTCTGGTACCCCATACGGACTATCACACTTAATTTTTACTTTAACGTTTTTCATGTGTTCCTAAATTATAATTTTCACTACTACTGAGTTTTAATTCTATACCTACTTTCCTTCTATTCCCCTTCACGTTTGGGTTCTTGAGTAGTAGAGTCAGTTCTACACTCCGCTAGCATCTTTCCATAATCGTCAAGAACATCCTGAACCGTGTACGTGAGGCAGGCCTTCATATTAGGAAGCCACGTGTCTCTCTTCATCACGCACCCTTCTCCTCCGGACAGTACTATCCTACCTACTGTCTTCCACTCATGTATCTTACTGAAATCAAGTACACCTCTCGCCTTCGTGTCTTTCTCCTCGTCTCCTGACCAGAGTAGGATGAAATACTCGTACTTGCTGAGGAACCAATGTGAAGGAGTAGGCTCTTCCTGATAAAGAATTGACCTATTGGTTATGTCCAACTCGTTCATGCACTTCCCTTCGATAGGACAGTTGTACACTTTCGTGATCCTAGCGTCCCCTCCCACGAATCGCAGGTCTTCCGTCAAGAACTTGTAGGAGTAATGAGAAAGTTCACTCGTGAAAACCAAGTCACCTTTGTAATCAGGCAAGAGCATGTAGAATCTCTTGAGGTACTCCTTGAAAACCTTCGAGTATTCTCTTATCTCTACTATCATGCCTACTTTTATGTCTTCTTTCTTAAACATACCTTTTCCTCGTTAATAATCCAACTTTTTTACTTTTCTTTAGCAATTTGACTTTCATGTCATTTCTCAAGTATTAACGGGTTCTGACCTTCAAGGATCTGTATCCTAGTTTCTAAATTGTCTATCATCTCTTTCAAAGCACGACCTTGCCTTGCGTCTAAAACGGTCCCTTCATTCTCATACTCTTGCGTCAGGTTATTCCTGATGTCAGACTTGAAAACCAACGGTTGAGTGGTAGACAATGACACCTGTATGTTACCGTCATCTCCTTTCTCAACGTTGTAAATAGTAGGAGTAGTGAGAATGGAAGAGGCGTCTGCGAACTTGTAGCAATAAAGTTTCGCCTCCCGTCCTGACACTATGTTCACACCGCAAACCATGTTATAGATGTACTTTACACCGTTTTCCACGATCATCACGGACTTGCCTGTATTAACGTGATTGTAGAAATCATCCCAAGAGATAGTGTTAGTCCTCTTGATGTCGATGAACATGGGATCGTAAGAAGGGAACTGCACTTCCTTATACTTACCGTTGTCTGATAAGAATTTAGACCCTTCTCCTTTATTTAGGAAAGTGATGTCAGGCTCTAATTCCCTGTCTAACCCTTCTAAATCATCAATGAGAACAACAGAATTAGATGTAATCGTGATCACCTTCATCAAGAAGGGCAACCCTTCCTCTTTCGTTATAGAGGAGGGCAACTGAGAAACGGTGTAAAGGTCGTAATACTTTTTACCGTCTTCTGTCCTTTCCTGAACAGATTGGGCGAGTAAGTTATAGGAGTTTATACCAGAATAGGGGTCTGAAAAGTTGACCACGATCGCCTTCTTGTCATTGATCGCCTCAGACAGTTTAGTGTACGTGTCAGGAGGACATTTCGCAAAGTAAGCTCCACCACTACTACTGAACGTGAATGTCACGGGGATAACGTAAACATCCTCTACCTGTTCTGGTATGTCCGTTAAGTACGCCACTTCATGCGCCTTCGCTTGGCCTAATTCAGTAACCGTGGGGCGAACTCCTGAAGGAGTGTTAAGGTTCATGAGTACCTCAGGAGTTCCTACTTCTACCTTGTCTTTCTTACTAAGCGTGATCAACGGGAATACTCTATCATCGGTAGTAGTTCCTGAGAGCAAGTAATCGTTAGGGAGTACGATCTCCTTCCTGTAAGTACCAGGAGGGTCTGTCTGGACTTTCGTCCACCTCACTACGTCTACTTGACCGTCAGTGTCCACGACCCCTTCTATCGTCACCGATTCAGTGTTCACGGAAGGGCAAGGAGTCAACTTCGATGTTTCCTTGCAAGTGCATTCTACTATTTGGATAACATCACAAAAATCTAGTAGGTAAGGCTCAACACCCGTCTCACTCTTCAAACTGTCTTTCTTATAAGACAAGTGAAAATCGAAGATTCCTACTTGAATAGAACCTCCAGGGATCTCAAACATGACAACATTCTCGTTGGTGGTCGTGTTCTTAGGAACGTACTGTTCTTGAGTGAACTTGTTTTCTACTACTACTTGAAGGTCACGGGCAACGGAAAGGTCTTCCGGTTCTCCTTCCGATGTCTTGATGACTAACGAAACGTAAATGTTCTTACCTACTCTAATTTTCATGACTGTCTTCTTTCTTGCGGGTCAAACCAATTGCTTGAGGTCAGTTCAGGCAACTTCACCAAGTGAGGGTGAGCCATTTGGATAACCACTATACCGTTGTTCTGTCCTACCCTCAGTCCTAAGTTCCATGCGTTGCCTTGCATATCTACCACCTGAGCGGCAATGTCTGCGTTCTCATCGAACTGCATTAATTTCTCGATTAGTTCTCTGTTTTTCATTTTACTTTCCTTTCTCTAGTAAATAGGTTATTACACGCATCACACCTGTACAAGTCACGGTGAATGTAGGACTCCATCAACTTGGTTTCTTTACTCTTACACCGTGGACACCTAGGGTACTTATGCCTTTCCTTCTTTATCAAGGTGCAGAACAAGACAAGTAGTATTAAATAGACACCTATACAAGTCCAGGTTATGATCTCTATATAGCTTAACTCCTTCATTTAAAATTACTTATTATTCTCAAATATAAATATTTTCGTTCAGAAAACAAAAAATTTGAGACGAAAAATCCAGGCACCCTGAAAATTCAACCATACATGACTTTCCTTTTTGTTATCACGTGTAAGGGTGCCTGGCATTATCAAAATAGTTAAAAGAACTCCCCGCAAGGTCACTGCTGCGTTGCCAGTTTTACTTTCTCCTCGTAGTACCTCACGTAAGAAGAGGTACGTGGAGAAAACCATGACTTCTCATGGTGCTGGATACATTCTATCAAATCATGCACGGAGTTGGACACGAAAGGTCTCCCTATCTCCTCCTCTTCATTCTTCAAGTATTCATAGAACCCCCGAATACCCTTCAAGGTGTTCATCGTTTCATCACATTCAGGGAGTTCAAAGAAAGATTTCTTGTACCTCTTTAACAAGTCTTCCAACTCCTTGTCATCACCTATCTCTCCCCCTATTAGGGAGAATACTTCATTCATGAGTTTGAAGTATTCTTCTGTCTTACTATTTAACATAACTGAGCTTGCAAGTTTTCGTTTCTAACAAACTTTCTACCACATTCACAAACAACGTATTCAGGTGTTAAGTAGGAAACTACCCGAGTTACTTCCTCGTTAGTGTATTGAGGTAGTCCGTTCTTGTAACCGTTCAATATTAGACCTTTCAAGTGGTAACGTTTGCCAGGGATAATAGTCATTTGTCCATTCATTTGAGTTTCCATCGTTTCTACTGTTTTTATGTTTGACTTATTTCGATATACAAATATAAAAATTATATGTCTGACTGCAAAAGAAAAGTACTAATTTTTTAGTACTTTCTTGTTAAAAAACATTAAA